ATGGAGGATGAATGGGACTTCAAAGCATGCAGAATAAAAAACAAGGTAGAAGATTCGGCAAAGCGGAATAATATTATAGCCAAAGAACTATCAAAAGCCGAAAAGGATCTTTACGATATCAGGTCCGGAGAAAAAGGTATTGATAAGATTTTTTCCTCTGATAAGGTGGTTACACTCTCCGATTGCTTCAATGCTGAAATAATAAGAACGGAGCGCGAGTTTAAACCGGTGGCGTACGATAATGTGCTAGCTATTATGAGGCATGGTTATAAATATGATGTTAACATAAATAGTATAGATGATCGGTGGATCAACGGTTTTATATCGGCGCTTACCGACATCGGTAATGGTCCAAGTACAATCAAACAAAAGGTTAAAATAATTCGAGGTATAATAGCTAGGTATTCTAAAAACGGAATTAGTCAGGACGTAAAGGATATTGTAGTCAAAGCGCCAAAAGGATTAAAGCAGAAGTTAACCCGTGAGGAATTTGCCAGACTGGTTGAAGTGGAATTAGAGCCCGGAAGTAATAAAGAAGCCTCAAGGGATATCTTTGTACTCCAGGTGTATTTGCGTGGGGTACGCGTGGGCGATTTGCTCCAGGCTTATTCCGGTGACTTCAGGGATGGGAGGTTTAGATACCAGGACGATAAGACAGGCAAAAGCCACGACGTTAAATTAATTGCTCCGGCCCAGGCGATAGTAGATAAATATGCGGGCAAACATGAGCGGCTATTCCCTTTCTTCAAATGGAAACCTGACGTCAAGTTGAGTAGGTTCGCGAACGACAAAGCGCGGCTGAAGCACAAAGAGACTTGTACGGCTCTCATTAACTATCAACTTAAACTTATCGCGATCATGGCCGACATCACCAAGCCCCTATCCTCCCACATTGCACGTCACACCTATGCGCGTATGGCAATCGATAAGATCAACAACCCAATGATCACAATGGAGCTATTGGGGCACAGCGATTTGAAGGTACACCAGGGGTATCTGAATGATATTCGGAAAAACGATGAGCTGGATGCTGCTAATGATGATATTTTTGGGTAAGCCCAAGTAGGTAGGTTGCGAGTAAAGCAGGGGTTTAATCTTCAATTAAGAATTTCGCAACCTTAAACGAACCAATGATTAAGAGTGTCACCGGGATAAATAAACTGCCGTATTCAGCAATAAAACCAGAAAAAGTATTCCAGTATTTATCCATTTGATACCAGAGAAAACCTAGAAATACCATGAATAACGACGATCCGACAACTATCGCTATGGTAAGGCCAATTATCTTTAGCCACTTAATAAGCTTCGTTTGGTCCTTTTTAGCCTCATTAGTGCAGCCTGAATGAATATCACTGCCGCCTTCCCCAAAGCCTGCCAGTATATCTCTGTTAATGTATTTTTTCATATTTACCTAATTAACCAAGCCACCCCTGCAGCTAGTGCGAGTCCTACAATTACCAATATCAACATGCCAAAAAACATCCACCACGGCTGACCATTCGTTGCATGCTGTATCCTCCCTAGGACAAATATTGTTATTATCGAGTACCCGATTATTCTTCTTGGTTTCATATCAAATCAATTTTAAAATTCCTGATTTCTTCCTCGGTTATTGTCTTGTGATGGTTGTTGTCGCAGATCATAGTTTGATCGGCCAGGCTATTGATGTAATTTTCAAGCAGCATCACGGCGTATGCTTTACTTAAATGAATAGCATCATCCAAAGGCAACACTTTCAGGGTACTGGAGTATTCATACGCTTGCCCTGATTTTTCGGTTAATTGTTGTTCTATTTTTAGCATGGCGGTATAATTACTGATGAAATTCCGCGAACTGTTGAGCAAACATCTCTAGAGCTTGCAAATAATAGTCTTTCAACGTAGCGCCATTTTGATATTTCAATAATGTAGTCCAATTCTGATGACCAGAACGTGAAGCAACTAAATGCTTACATTGGCTTAGTGTCTTTTTCATAGCCTTACTCTTTAGTGTTATTTTTACCCGCTTCAAATGTGTTTATTACAGCTTGATTTATTACGCAGGCAATTGAAAATATTACCCCGTCTGTAAGAGTTACTTTAAACCAAAAGATAGTATCATTAGCCCATAGCATGGCTCCTAAGCTAAACAATAAACCTATGGCGCCGCCAAGTATAGGCACAGCTATAATGTATGAAAACGTCCTGTGTTCCTTACCGAATTCACGAACCATGTCGTTTCTTGATTTATTTCCCATAATATTTAGTTGGCTTAATTTTTTTTTTGTTACTTAACATTAAGGATGACGCATAACCCTATAATGCTAATAATAAAGCCATCAGGTCCATGAGCAAAATAGATAACCGGGTAATGTCTATTGCCTTCTTTGGTTAAGTAACCAAATTTGTATTTGAATCTTATTTTCATACTATTACGAATAGGGGTTAGTAGTTTAATATAATCCACCTGTTTGGCTTAACCTGAATGCAGACCGATCCAATGATCTCGCCATCCTCTGCTGAAGCTTTTTGATCTACCCAAATAGTTTTGATGGTCGAAAAACGCCTATCCTTGAATGGTGTGCCAATTGGTTCACGAACTATACGCCATAGGTTATCTTTCCTATCAATGGCTTTCATGAAGGCTTTTAGATCAATAACAAATCCGTCATTGACTATTTTAGCAAGTAATTTGAATAATCGGGTGTTCTTGCGCTTGTTTTCCCTTTTAATTGAGTTGACGTAGCTTTTAAAGCCTACATCAAACATCACCTCTAGTGCGTCTTTTAAAGTTTTCATGGCTGAACCTCTATTGATGCGTCTTTAATGAAGAATGACAGCTTAACCCGGGTACGAGCAAACGCTTTTTCCCATGGTGTTTGCTCAAATTTCACGCTATCCTTTACAATATTTAAGATACGGCCACCGTCTGGTGTTATAGCTGACACAAATTTGCCGTCTTTTCGGATCACGATCTTGTAATCATCTTGGTTTTCACGTGTAGATTTATTATCTTCCAAATCAATCAACAGGTTTTTAATGTGATCCTGTTTTCTCATATTATCTTCAAAAGCTTCTTTAAGAAGTTCCAAAAAATAATCATCTGAATCTATACCTCGATCGTGTAGTGATGTGGTAAGATGATCATAGGATGCCATACCTAAATGCCTTGCTATTTCTTCTCTGAATTCTCTTGAATTTTCTGTCATACTTTCTAGTTAAATGGATATTTGTTTAATATTTCTTCTTGAATCCCTTGTATTATACTTTTAGGCTTTTCATCTAAATGGTCAATAGGTATAGCCAGGATGTTTAATAATTCTATAGGCACCTCTAATGCGGCACAAAGCTTTTTTATGGTTGCTTTATTCGGTTTCTTGGTGCCACTTTCGATATGAGATAAACTAGTTTGAAGTACGCCTGATATCATGTTTAGTTTAGACTGAGTAAACCCTGCTTTCTTTCTAAGTCTGTAAATGGCCAAACCGATATTCATACTTCAAACAAATAAATAAACCCTTACCAATCCAATGAGCGTTCGACCTCTCAATAGGATGTAATAAGGGTGTTAATGTCTTTGTGAAACTAGCTAGAAGTCGAACGCTGCTAATTATACCGCAATATACATTTTATTAACGATAATAAAAACATCGTATAAATATTTATTTTCAACGCTCCCTCAGCAACTTATAAGCCCCTAACGCCAACACGCAAAAGTATAGGAGGGCAAAGATCATCGCGTAACCCCGTACACCAATCCTCCGGCAATAATACCACCTACAACATATTTCCAGTTCTTCTTACGGACCGCCGGCTTGACGTAGAACGATTCCAGCTCCACAACATCCACATGAGGATTTGAATGCTTGGCGTGTAGTCTGTAGTTCTTATCTATATTATAAGCCACCGTGTCGGTCATCCTGGTAATATCCAAGGTCGTGCGCTCTGGACCGGAAACGATATCAGCATCGTAGTATGGGGTATGTATGTTTGCAGTCCGGGTATCTTTCACAGTGTCAATTATGGTGCGGCCTGTATCTCGGTAAACTGTGTTTGTAATGGTGCGCAGCCCTGCCTTATCCTTATTCTGAACCATAGCCGCAAGCGCCTTGTTTTTTTTACTGAGCTCGGCAATTAATAAATCTTTATCGGTCACGGCATACGTGTCTTTGCTGTATTCCTTTGATCCGTCCTTGTTCGTATCAACCCGTAACGTGTCGCTTTCAGCCTTGGCAAGATCGCGCTGATCAGTCAGGGTGCTAGTGGTATTGGTATTGGATTGGTTACATCCCCGGATAATTAAGAAACCGATAACCACAACTAATACTAGGATCAGGAGGTTAGATTTGCTTGGTTTCATTTTCAGGCGCGTTTGGAATGCTGTTAGCCATTGAGTTAATTGTATCGTCTTTTTTGTTGCTGGCAGATGTTGAATCGAAATAATGCTTAACCACCAAAGTGATCAGCACAAACATTGAGTCTCTTAGTTCGCTACGTATATATAATAGGTAGAACATGATGCCTAATACAAACAGTGCAAGGAAGTTCTTAAATGCTTCTTTGGGCCAGATAAAGTTTAGGTTTTCATCACTTCAAAATCAAACCCATGTAAAACTTATCTGCATAACCGGCTATCAATTCAGCTTGGTCCATACCATTAATTATCCTGCGTGCATTCTTATTGTCGGTGCCCGATTCGGTAAAGTAGTTGCTTAGTTTCTTGCCAGTGAACAAGCCCTCTTTCATCCCAACAACAAGTATTTCAGCAGCAATATCCCGGTCTAATGCTAAGTCTGGGTTATTATAGAGGTCTACCCCTAAACGTTTGCCTACTGACTTGTAGTTGTAATCCCAGGTTATCTGAACGAAGCCACGCCCGTAATAGCTGTGACCGTTTGCAAGTGGCAATGCATAGTTCTTGCTGATCACACCACGCTTGTGTAGTGATGTAACGGCATTTATTGCGCCCTGATTGGTACTTGCCCACCCCTCACGGACCGGGAGCCATTCCGGGTTACGACCATAGTGATATGATTCATGCCTAGCGGTGGCAAATACATATGCCCGCTGACGATAATCAGTAACGCAATACTTATCCAGAGCCTTGTTAATTGCCTCAGTCGTATCAACTACACCCTGAGTAAGTTTACCACCAAATAGGCTGTTTCGTATCGATGTAAAGAATGTAGCCTTGTTCATATCTTCCCTTTAAATAATATAAAATCTCCCTTACAGGTGTAGTACCATAACAGGCCCTTCGCGCACAGGATCATTGTCCTTTCAAACACCCTGGCCGATACTGTTACTGTATAGATCGGATCATCTGACATCAGGTAATTGACGTAGCAGGTGTAAAATGCTGATAGGTTGAACGCAGTAACGCAAAGCAGGTAGCACAAAAATATAAGCCCCGACTTCCACTGAACGTGCGGGTGAGCGATACGCCGTATCTTATACACCACCCTGCACATCAAGTCATAAAGCAGACACAGAATGATCGTGTTCTCAATGAGCATCACTATGCCGTAGCTAACCGTTTCACTTATCATTTTCGTCATGCTCAATCAGGTTAATCAGTTTTTTCACACTTACCATTCTGATAAAACCAAGTATTCCGGCTCCTGCAGAAGTTATCAGCAGGCATATCAGTACCCAGCCATTTATAGCATCATACATGGGCTCGCTAAACGCTTTAATCAGAATTTTAGAAACCGATGGAACCTGGAGCGAAACGAACAGAACAAAAAAGCAATACGCTAAATTCAGAGAGTAGAAGTTTAGTTTTCTCCAACCCTCTGGTAGTTCTATTTTGGTTTTTTGTTCTTGTGTCATCCATCAGTCCGTAATCAGTTTGGTTACCTTTTCTTCTAATCGGCTTACCCTTTTGTTTAGCGTGCTAAGCATTAATAGCATTATCAGCATCAATACTATCACTACACCCCCCACAGTCGGGAGGAATAGAGGCATGTATTTGCCGTAAAAATCAATTGATCTAATCATGTTCATTCTTGTTTAACAAAGTTAACTTACATAGTTGTGGTATAGTGAGTTGTGGGTTTACGCGCGGTCATTGATATACTAATAGTAGTGGCTCAAACGTGCGACCTGACCGTGTTCCTTGCTGTGTATAAATCCCTCAATCGCTTTCTTGGATCCGCAGTAACCGTTACGTGAATGCCACGAGTCCGCGCTTGATGGTGATCTCAGATACTCAACTGTTACTCCTATATAATCCTTTCCAGATTGAAACTTGGTTACCTGCTTATGATGGATATGATGCAGGTAGATGTACCTAAACTTTGTGTCGGCCCACATCTGAGGTGATTCGTTAGCCATGAGCAATGGCATGTCTGCCATCTTAGCGCCATCACCATGAGATAGCCCGATCATATTAAGTCCGTACTGATAATATTTCCGGTGCCTGATATCGCTTACTACATTTACGTTGACTGTATTCCTGAACCATGTTTCCAAGGTCCTGGCAAACATCCATCCGCTTGCATAGTCATGATTTGAGGGATTAAAAACGATATCTACATCGTAGTCAGACACGATACTTTCAATAAGGCCAACGAACGTTTCTAAGGCTATGTTAAACATATCATAGAACATCACATCACTATCTTGAAAGGTGCCGCTGGTGGTCGTGCTTTTGGCGTTATCGAAGTGCAGAACGTCGTTACCTACAACCACCACTATCTTTTCAATATTGAATGCCTGAGACTTAGCAAGGATGCCGTTAAATCCCTCAATTACTCGCTGTTTGGCGATGGCTATATTGTAGTCCTCTCCGGTTTCATAGGCTGATGCAAGTTTTCCAAAGTGGGTATCTGCAGCATCAATTATTAATAGGTGAGGGTCGGCAATTGGTTTGCGGGATACCGATTTGTATTTAGGAGAATGCTTTTTAATTCGATCAGTCAGATCATCTATAATATGTTCAAAGTCAACCGGAGCCTTGTTATTACTTACCTGGATCGAGAAGTTTTTCCCTTTATACCAATACTGCCTAACATTGTTGATCGGTAACCCTACTGCTTCTGCTTCTGCTTGTAGAGCAGGGTGATCAGTAAGTGCCGCGAGGGCAACCCGCTGCTGTTCAGTTATCCTATACCTATTACCTTTGTTGATTTGCAAACCTAGCTTTTCGGCTATTTCAGGTTTTATTGTAAACCTGTTAGTCATTCGTTTCATCCATTAACTAAAGTTAAGAAGCCCGCCTCAGTATGTTTAAGGCATGCGTTTACTTTGGCTAGCGGGTAAGGCATTAAGCAACTCCAAGGATAGCAGGTAAGGTTAACCCGCCGTTAAAGTCGTTATCGAATATTGCTGGAGCATACGGGGCCGGAACTTTCTTGTAGTTCATGAAGTTTTTGCCATTGGTATGCGACCAGGTTGTAATGCCGTATTGTAATGCACCGGGAATGGTACGGAATCCTGTCGCAATCTCTTTGTATTTGGCTGCTTTTTGGGCTTCCTCAGTTGGCTTGCAAGCGATATCCAGTTCTGACAGGTGTACGAGTAGACCAGCTGCAGCCATACGGTCCAACTGTTTCTTGTAGGTCTTGTAATCCATTTTAAGGTTTGTGTGCATCTGCGAGCTAATACCATGGATCAATCCTTTACGTGCCAATGTACCCGCATAGTCAATTACAACTCCCGCTTTCTTGCTTGCTGTTTCAAAATCGTAATCGGACATGAATAGCTTTGTGGACGGCTGTACCTCAAGGATCCATTTTGCAATTTGCTCGTGATACGTTGGGCCCAGGTGAGTGAGGGCATAACAAGGGCGGGGCTTGCCGTTATTATCGTGCGCCTCATTGGTGATATCCCAGGATGTAATGTCATTTTTGAACTCCCGTACCGTTGTTTGAACGGTATTCTTGAGCAGCGCTATGTATGTGGCCTTATCCTTTGCAGCCTCATGCCAAAACGCTGGCAGGTTCTTTTCTTGACTAGGCCATACGAAACAGGCGTGCCCATGAATGCGAATGCCTTTTGCTTTTGCAATCTTAACCAAGGCCTTTGCGTGGGTAAAATCGAATTTACCTTGCGAGGGCTGAACGTGTCCGGGCTTCATGCTATTTTCCCCGGTTACTGATTTGAACTGCTTATAGGTTTCGTTAATTACCGTTTGATTGGATAGATCAGCTTCTTTGAATGCAACGCCCCAGGTAATTGGTGATGAAAGGAGGGATGGTTCTTTGATTGGGGTAGGCTGTACAACTACGGGTGGTTTGATAACCGGGGGCGCATGTTCAACTACCGGCGGTGCGGGAACGGGAGGCACGGGCGCAATAACGGGTGGCGCAATTACAGGAGGAGCAGGTACAGGTACTTCAACGACAACAGGCGGGATGTATACGGGTGGCGTTTCAGCAGCAGGCGGTAATGGTTCTGGTTCTTCTTCAACAGGTGGCTGTTCTGGCGCTGGTGGCATTGGGATGATAACCGGATCGGGCACTGGTTGCTCAACGGGAGTTGGTTCAACAGGAGCTGGTTCTGGGGCAGGAACCGGCACTTGTACGGGTTCAGGGGTAGGCTTCTTGATCCCAAGGAAAGCCATTAGCCATTCGATTAATTTTTTCATAGTATAGGGGTTTACACGAAACTACAAACACCACCTACCACGCTCAAGCATACGAGCTTACCTGTGTATTTTGGTACATATTAGCCATTGCAGGAGGTGCAGGAGCCGTGAACTATGCCAACATTTAATCATGAAAAATTTAATGATAATCGCGGCAATACTACTGGCATTGACTAGATGTAAAAAAGATGATCCAAAGCCTACTCAGGCAGAAATACAGGCAATGGCAAAGGCTCATAAGGTTATGTAAGTATTGCTGTTAACGCATCCCGGTATCCCTGTTTAGTTGTGAAGTCATCGTTAAACAATAACGGGTAATCGGCATTGCCTGAATCAACCACTTTCCAGTACCCTGAATCGATAATCCCCCAGGTTGTAATGCCGAACTTCTGCTCGGACGGTATCGCTTTAAACGCATTGAAAATGGTCACGAACTTGGCCGCCTGTGAGGCTTCAAGCGCTGGTGTTAATACAAACGGATTCGGTACGGTACCTTCGCGAAGCTGAATTGCAAGCTCGGAGATATGGATTTTCAAACCTGTATCAACAAGGCGCTGCAAGTTGCTTGTTATGCCGTTGTTTGACATACTTAGGTAAGTATGCAACTGTAACCCCCAACCGTGCATAGGAATACCTGCAGCCTGGTACTCGGTTGCAAGCCGTACCATTTCGTCAACCTTTTTCCAACCGTACTCCCAACCGTAATCATTCAGAAAGTAAATGCAAGTTGGATCAGCTTCATAGGCGTATTGAAAGGCTAACTTAATGTAGTCCGGACCTAATACGCGCAACCAAACGCAATTTTTGAAAACTACCCTAGCCGTTGTGTCTATGTCGGCAGCCTCAAGGAATGGTTCGTTAACTACATCCCAGGATTTAATGACACCAGAAACAGACGGAGTATTCTTGTAATGAAGGATTGGCGCTTGAATCAGGTCTTTCAGTTTGTCATTCCATTGCTGGGTTGTCAGGGTTCCCGCCGTTTCATAGTCTTTGATGTATTGAGGGATATACGCATCCTTTGCCCACAATAAACAATGTCCGTGAATAGTGAGTCCGTTTTCTTTTGCCCAGGCTGCCTGCGTATCAGCATTGGTATAATTAAAGGTAGTTTCATTTACCCTTGTTGTTGTGGTCTTTAGATCGTTCTCAATAGTGAACCTTTTTACGTGGGTGCTGAGTATACCGGAATAATTGGTATTTGATGTTTGCCCCCTCTTTGTCACAAGTCCAAGCGGGAAGTTTGCGGCCGTGAAGGTCGTCGGTGTAATCTGAATAGGTGGATCAATGCCACCTCCGCCGTCTCCAGACGTATATCCCGTATCATTGGTGTTATCAGGGGGCAGGCTCGTAGGATCATTAACTGTCATCGGCTGCTTAGTTCCATCAACTAATTCCTCAAAACCAACGATAAGCCCGTTTTCAATTGTAACAAGCATCGCATTATTGTCGGTAAGCGCAGGGTTGTTTGGTATTGGGGCAAGCCTAAACTGACCAGACAAAGTCCGCTTACCTGAATTGGTAGAGAATCCATCATGATCCATAACAAGCGTTTTCCCGTTGCCTCCAGCCGTGTACTTTCCGTTGGTAAATAACCCCTTCCTGCCTATTGAAGAAAACCCAGATGAGTTATTTGGAGACAATCCAAATCGAGCTCCGGGACCATAAACAGGTATAATCACGGGCCTACCTCCATCAACCGGACTTAATGTATAACCCTCAACGGCGCAATCATCATCTAATATGATCATAGCGTTTTTGTCGCCGTCTTCAATTATGATGTTATTGTTTTCGGCGGTGATTTTTACTTTACCCGTTTTAAGATTTTCAACAGCAAGGTTAATAAACTGTGCATCAGTAGCAATGATCTCTCCGCGAACAGTTAGCTTCCCCTCATTGGTAATACTCCAATCCAATCCACTCAATACATCACCCAGGTTGAAAGTTCCAGCCGATAGGTCAAGGAAATTAAGGCCGTCAAGTGATTGTATGCGTCCGGTTGTGATCCGATCTCCAACTATAAAGGTCATTCCATTAGTGAAGTCAAATCCTCGAGTTCCATCTGATCCAACAGGAAACAGGATGCCGATATTAAAGTGATAAAAGCCGGAAACTTCTTCTGTTTTAATCGGCACCTCGCTTACCGACCAAATACCTGCAAGCTCATTACGGGAGCACTTAGCGGAAACAAAGTATGTTTTGGCTGGATCCAGTGCCGGGAATTCTCCTGCGGAAATCTGCCATACATAACCAAGACCGGGAGTTTCAACCTCATAGTGAATAAGCGAACCTCCTGAAATAGTTAGGTAGTTCGGATCACCTCCAGTATTTGCGTCAATTGTAACGTTGTTTAAGCTGAAATTCTGACCTTTTGCCCCAACGGATAGCATGTAAGTATCAATACTCAGCGGCTTAATGCTCTCCGGATCAAAATAGCCGTCAGGATCGAATATCTTATCTTTCAGCATACGCATGTCCAGCATGTTTCTGCGTGCTTTCTCTGCGCTTATTTTAGTCGTTACAACAACATCGCGTTTCGTCTTATCTACATCAATTATTGTCTTTTCGGTATTGTTCAGCGGAATAACATCTGATATAACCAATTGAACGTTGTTCGGGTCAACCAAAGGGAACCTGACAGATGAAACACGAATCTTTGCATCTACACCGATCTGCGCATCTTTAAGTCCAACACGATCACCTGCGTTTACGGTAATACCGTTATCGCGCATGAATTTGTCTGATACCTCAACGCTATATGGTGGGAGTTGATTTGCTGCAGTGTTGAGTAGGGTAGTGCCCCGATCCCGCAACTCTTTTTCAGCTGCATCAATGTAAGTCTGCGGCATATTGATTCCAGCAAAGAAATACTTATCACCTACGGCAATACTATAGGTGCTATTTGGGCGCACGTATCCATCTGTTTCAGTCAGCGGCAGGAGCTTGATCGTGCGTGTTGCATGAACGTAGCTATCAATCTCAAAAGACTGTCCAGCATTTTCTCCACTTGTTATTTCAACTGTCGCTTTTTGTCCATCGATACGCTGACCATTTACATCAAAGTCAATGGCGGTATCGGTAATGGTTAGCCAATCGGCACTGACCGCTGTAATTGTTCCGACGCGTTTAGGGAAAATATCATCAATAACAATCGAGTTGGCGCGCCTTTTCTTACCGCCCGTTAATGGCAGTTCAAGGTACGGATCATTGCCGACCTGTAAACGCTTTGCACCACCTCTATAACCAGACGGTATATTCTTATCACTACCCTGGACATAAAGCCTGTTGAAGTATGCAGTATCATTGATCTGGCCCCGGCTTATCTTGTATAATCCGCGACCTCTGCCATATTCAAAGGTAAGGTTTGTCAGTACCCCAGCCTGAGCGGTAAGATTGATTGTCTTGCCTGTTAACCAGAATTCAAGTTTAAACGCCTCGGCAATTTTGATCAGCGCACCCTTGCATGAAAAGCCCTTGCCTGACTCGTAAAAGTCAAGGGGCTGTTCTGGGAGTGCATCAACCGCTCCGACAGACCATCCAGAGCTAATTGAGTTCATACAATCAACAAGGATCTGCAAGTACATAGCAGGCGTCCCGAAGTAACTAAACTCCAGTGACCCCAAGTGCATGTACGGCATATCCAGTAAATCATAAACATACCCTTCAAAGGTAAGATTGTATGTAAACTCAGTTAGGCTAGTTTTATCCAATGGAGGCAATGGCCTATTGATTGTAAACCGTTCGCCTCGGAACAGGATGTAATCACCCTCATCAATATCCAGCGGCACCGGACTGATGAATTGAGTCGTGATTACGTGATCACCCATGACAGCCTGGAAGAACTCAGTTTTCTCGTCAATTGGTATCAGTAGGTACGGCTGATCGTTACGGTATATTTGAAGCGAATTAAGCATTAAGCAGGATCAGCTTGGAGTTGGTTAATAGATTCTTGCAGTTTCGCGTTTTCAGCCCTAACAGCTTCTAGCTCTAAGACCAGATCGGCAATCCTACCGGCAAGCTCAATCTTCTCTGCTATCACTTCGGAGTTTGCTTCTTCCAATAAGTCTATTTTCGTCAGTGCATCACTTAGCGCCTTATCTAATACATCGTCCAAAGGGAACCCGTTTTGAACTCCGACAGCAACACTCTCGACATTCGAAGGAATTTGAGTCAACACTTCGCCATCTTTTAGCACGGTATCTAAAAAGCCAATATGGGCACCTTGAATAACGCCATTAACGTCCCATCTAACTAAAAATTCGTATGGAGTCCTTTTTTCTGTAAATAATGCCATGATATTGTTTATTTGTATTTATGCTGATGTAACTACTTCCCATGCCGACGCTCCGCCCACGACAAGCTTACTCAAGGTGGTATCAAAAAACTGAGCTCCTTTGCTATACACTGGCCTTGTTGCTGTCGTGAATTGACCTAGATTAATCAGACCCGTTGCTCTTATGTTTCCCGATACATGAAGTTTGTCTGTGGCTACAGAAACTCCAATACCTACGTTGCCCCCAGTCGCCTGGAGCAAAATGTCGGTGACGCCGACAGATTCACGATATCCTTGAAGGGAAGGAACATTCGATGTAGCATCAAAACCAAGTCTAAGCCCAAAAGAGCTTGAGGCCGGATTCCATATGGCGCCGCTTCCGCGAAGTTCAAAGCCTGTCCCAAATTGAAACCCTCTTTCTGACCCAAAAAACACCTTGCCTGTATTATCGGAGTTAAGCTGCGATGTTCCGATAGCTTGTATTTGGTATGTTTTTACCCCTGTAAATCCTCCGCTGTTTAGGTTGGACCCGAAATATGCCCCAACAATAACATCGTTATTTGCGGACGCTGTTAATGCGTGTTCGAATGTAGTCCCACGTGCAATACCTGCAGATGCCACAAGGGTTGTCATGAACCTTTTAACTCCAGATATCACCTGCAAGACAGCACTCAATAATCCAGGTCTCGTTGCAGATGCGGATTGTGGATAGAGCTTATTATCATTGCCAATAGTAAAACCGTTGACGCTTGCCGGTTTTGCATCCAAAGCACCAATACTATTCACTAATGGGTTATCAATGCCGAATGCGTACGGGACGCCATTCACGGTACTTGCAATCACCTGATGATTTCTGTTTTGCGCATCAAATACATCTGCCGAAACGGATGCTTCTAGGTTTGAAAACAATAAGTTATTACAAGCTGTAGCTGCGTAGGTTCCCGCATGCTTTGTGTTTCTTACATCGCCCCCTTTTGTAACAAACCTTAACATTGTACCTGAACCAGTAACATCCAGCAGGTTTAAATCAACCTTGTCTACGCCTTTAATGAGTAAATCGTTAGCTGAGCCTAGATTGCTGGTTAAACTTGAAATCTTAACTTTTTCAAATCCAGAAATACCTGACTTTTGCCCTGTAACATTAATCACCCCACTACCTATCTCTATTGATCCACCTGAACCCTGAATAAAGGAATTATATTGAGCGTCGATTAAACTGCAATCATGTATGTTTACTGAATCTATTCTAAGACTTTTGCATCCAATTTCGCCGGGGTTTATAATGGTGAATATTGCACATTTACTAAACCCATAGGCCTCTAAATAGCCAATATTTGCCGAATAAAGGTTTCTTACAACCATGCCATGACCTGTAGCTAATTCAGGATAGTAAGCAGGTTCACTTTGAGCCTGGATTGAGGGAGATAACACCATCTTATCGACCCTTACATTTGAAATTGGATTTATGGCAGATGCTGCAGCAAGGTTAGCGCCTCGCCCACGTATAAAACCGATATGGACATTGTCTACTGGAGCATAAGTTGGTTCAGGCTCAACATCGAATGCCAATGAGCCAACCTTATCGCCATCTATTGATTGTATGTCAATATTACTTCCTCCTGTAACAGAGACTATATTTCTAAGAATGTTTGATCCATATATGTTCCCTACTTTGACGATGTTAACATTATAAGGGCTTCTAGCGCCGATGTACAAAACATCACCTCTAATATTTAAACCCCAAATATTTCCTATTTCGATGTTTTCGTATGATTCAGTTTGCGCTCTAATGTATACTGCATGATTTTGCTCATTTATATCAGTAGAAATATTACCGTAAAATTTGAAGTCCCCAAGCTTTACGTTACTCCCCCTAATTTCAATGGCACGTCTGTCCGCTAGAGATTGCGGCAAATGCCTAACCACAGTATCGTATCCATCCGTAACTATTGTTACACCAGCAGGAACGACGATCCGATCAATTACCCACCGGACAGCAGGTTTATGCAAATAGAATGGAAGTCCTTGTAGAGCGCATTCGTTGATTCCATTTTGAATAGCAATCGTATCATCATGAATATCGTCACCTACCGCACCAACAGAGTCGGCCCTCATCATATTTGAAGATCCTTGAATCTGATCAGCTGTTACATATTGCAACTCTTTCGTCTCCTGGTTGACCATCAGAAAACGATCAGATGCCTTCACAAAGGTCCGTTTCTGCAAATCCAGCGTTACATCTCTTGTGCCTGGTACGTCTACAATTTCTCCCACCATTGTTTTTATCTTAAGTTGTTGTCGATTTCAAACTCATACAGATTCTTGTCTATGACCTGCCATCCCTTGCATCCTTCATAATCGCAGTCACATGGGATAACTACCTGAGTGCTCATAAATTCTTCTTTCTCTCTATCTGACATTGAAGCGCCATATAGTGCTTCGAACTCGGCCTTTGTGATTCTCATTAATTCATTTTTAGTATTTCAGCAAGCGGAACCCCGTTGCCATCTGTTAGTATATTACCTGCATTGTCCGTGAATAGGTTATAGGTTGATAGCACCCTGATCTCAGTCAAAGCCATTTTAAGTGTACACTTATACTGTTCACCTTCCTTCTGCATGCGGTCCAGCTTAAACCCATCTTTAGCAAAGAACTCACGAGTAATTCCGTTATGGATCAGTGTCCGGGCATTAGGTTTCGCAAGCATTGCAGCAAGTCCACGGATCGACATATTGAATTCATAGTAGCTGCCAAACGATCCAGCAAGTTCCAGGTTGAATATGCGCGGGCCGGTTTTCGCAACCTTGTAGCCCTCATATCCATATGCAGTTACCTCTGCCGGCTTTGCGCCAGGCCTGTTAAACTGATCGGTCATTGATACAATCGCGAACCCCATACTTTGCAGACTGCAATCATCTATAGATGGCCTCTGAAAATCTGTATCGAATGCGATACCCGTCAAGTTTACAATCGGTTCTCGCATGGTTATTACACCTTTACAGTAACCAGATCCCAGGTATTCAATCTTTACCTCATCCTTAACCTGCACGTTGTATGACCCGTATAAGTCGGAACTAAAAGGCACTAACCCCGTGAAGCTGTTTATATCATCATAAAGCGCATAGCACTTCTTAATAGCAGTCTCACGATCACTTGCAGCGACGTAGAACGTAAATGTTATATCCCGGCCTGCAAAGAAGATCTCATCTGCCCTGAGGTATGGTTCAATGCCATTTTCATCAGGCCATTCATGGTAAGTTTTACCTGTACGGACTGGCATATCCCAGCATCCAGCAATTGCTAGGTTACTGTTATTTGACTGACCCGGAATGATCCCGTAGTCTGCTATGTTTTTGCCGTTTAGGTAATAGTTGTTCATTACTTACCCGATCAATGATCTACTTCCTCCACTTACTTTCTCTACATCCTTTTGGTCTTGCCTTTTCCAACTCGACTGCATGTAATTAAGAAGTAGTACTATGAAAATCATAAACTCACCAATACTAAGCTTGTAATGCAAATACAAGTAGACTGCACTTGCTGCCCAAATGATGTTTATCAGAAAATCTATGATAGGTCTAATTTCTTTCCACATAACTTAGTCAGCTAACCATTTAAAAAGCATGTAAGACTGCTTTATCCGGTTTATAAAGCCTTTAGCCGCTCCGTATACAGTCCACCTTGTAAGGTTTAAGCTAGCCCTGCCATTGAAGGTGAAACCAGCCTTGTTTTTCGTGAATAGAAGTGTGTTGCTACCATCAATCGTAACCGTTCCGTTACTCTCTTTTGTAATTACCATGTGTTGTTTCACCCATGTGAGGGCTACTGTAAAATTACCTAAACGCACTCCCAACATATAGGAAGCGCGTTTACGTGCGGTTGTTGGTATGTGTTATCCTGTCAATCCCCGGCTCGATTGCGATGAGGTATTGGTAATGATCTTATCCAGCTTAGGTCCAATCCCGTCTGTGTTATTCGCGGTACGTAGCGTGTTTAGTTGGATTTGAACCGCCACATCCAGGTTTTGTTTGGCGATATTGAAAGCATCGAAAGTAACCTTATTCAATGTAACCAGCTGCGTATTGCTTTGCTTGGTTATGTCGTATTGGGCTCTTAACGTACCATCTATTGAACCTCCGGTTTCCTGGGTAATGGCAGTAATACCCTTAGACGCTATACCGCCATTCGCACTCGCCACAGTACCTGCATCCAACCCAACGCTTTTAAAGTATTCCTCACTGCCTTTCAGTCCTGCGCTGAATAGATCGCCTGCTGCTTTCAGCTGATCCTTATACGCATTGAAATCAAAGCCAATTACACTGTTGTCATTCCCCTCTGCGTATTCAGTCAGATCATCCGTAAACTTCTTGATGATTGGATCCAGGATCTTCAACTTGAGCGAGTTCTTAACGGCATTACTAATCACCCCGCGAAATACATTATCAAATGCTTTTGCGCTGTCCTCACCGCTTGCGAATGCCTCGGCTAGGGCATCGGCTAGGTTGTTGGATAAGTCCTTGAAATGGGTCTGTATTAGGTTCTCTGAGATAGCCTTGTTGATATCTGCTATCTTGTTTGGGATCTCATCAATCTGGGCATTGTACTCAGCTATCTTATCTTTATCGCTTTTCTTCTTTTTGCTCTCAGCATCCCGCATAGCGATCAGTAGCTTTTGCTGAGCCATCAGGTTATCAATTTCCTTTCTGCTGTCCGTGTAGAAAGACTCTCCAACGCTATTGTTTACGGCCCGATCTAATGCAGCGTAGGACCGGGATAGGCTGTCTATTTGGTCCTTATACCCATCAATCTGCTTTTGCAGCTTTTTATCTTTGGTATTGAACAAGCCGAGCGCACTTGTTAGCAGCTTGATACTACCCGTAACAACATCTACAGGATTGCCAGTTGCAAGTCCTTTACCGATCTTACCAATCCCGTCAACGGCACCCTGTACGTTCTTAAAGGCATTTTGCAACCCTTCGCCACCAATACCAAGCTGTTCCAGTGATCCTGCCACCTCTCCAAGTACCTCATTGATATCGGCAGCACCTTGAGCCATTGCCGCAAACATGCCTTTTTGCGCTTCTTTGGCACCTTCGCTATCCTTGCCAAGCAACTTAACTTGTTCCCGGTAGTTTTTAATAGCAGACGTTACTTGTTTGAATGAATTGTTACCATCGAGTTTAGCAATACCATCATTGATGGGACCGACTAGGTTTGCCAGTTGTTCCGCGGTTAACTTGCCTGCCTTATATTCGTCCTGGTAGCCTTTCTTAATAGCCTCCAAACGCTCACGTATCTGCCCCCTGGTCATAGCATCAAAGTTCTGCATCAACTCATCATAGCCTGATTTCAGGTAGGCATTGGTTTCATTGGCATTGCGGATAGCCTCGGCTTTTTGCCTGTTCAGGTTCGCGATCTGCTCGGCTGTTGCGTCTTTGCCTAATGCTTTTACATTCTCGTTATACTCGCGATCAATAGCAGCTAATGCCTGAGCGTGAGTAGTTGCAGCCTGTAAGGCGCGTGCATAACGTTCGTCGCTTACCTTTTGGATATCGACATTTGCGGCTGCAGATTCCTCCGCTAGCAACTTCATTGCAAAAGGATTTGCGGCATACTTTTCTTGCGCTTCCCTCAAAGTATCTAAATATGTTTTATCAGTATCTATCAGCTTTGCATACCGTTCCTTTGCTTTATCTTCACCAATTCGGTTTTTTAGATCCTCAAACTCGCTGTAGTACTTTGCCTGTGTATCGAGCGTGCCCTTTAGTGTTTTAGTCGCGCTCTTATCTGTGATCTCCTTTTTCTCAGCAGTTTCTGCGTTATCGAGCCCGCTCAGGTTTACTTTCTGGCCTTTGCTATCCTTCGCATTATTGAATGCAATCGCTTTTTCGCGTAGCTTCTTGTACTTATTCTCAACACTGACAATCTCCTGTTGATCTGCATCCAGCTTGCTAGCGACTCCTTTTTTAGTGAGCGCATCTATTTCAGCCTGCAAAGCACGTTGTCTTTTCAATGCGCTCTCCTGGGCTTTGCCTGCCGCATCACCACCTTTCTTTATCCTTGCTTGTAATGCCTCAATACGCTTTGCTATATCACTTCCAGGATCTGCTGATCCAGATAGCTTTTGAAGTTGGGTGATACGTTTACGGATGTCTGCTACTGCTGTCAATGCAGAATCTGCAATATCCTTATTACCTTTTACCTGCTCAGATTTTGCTTTATCCAATTCGGTAGCGATTCTCTTACGTTCTTCTCGAAGTCCAGCGGCTACATTAAAGAATGATGCAACGGTAGCCTTGTTTGTTTCTTTTAAACTCCCATTCTTAACGCCCGCTTCAAATGCTTTATAATCACGAACTGCTTGCTTGTACGTGGCATCTATTTGAGTGTATGCGGTGCGAAGATCGCCCAATCCCAGATCGGAGATGTTATTTTTCTTCGATGCCTGAAGAGCATTTATGTTATTTGCATTTGTATCTCTTAGATCATATGCTTTGCGCTGGTTAGCTATGTCCTTGTTGCTAAAGGTTAACAGGTACTTAAGGTTTTCCATTGTTGATCCCCTAAACACATACGATAGCTCCCTGGCTAGGTTTTTAGCTCCACGAATTATCGGTTCAAAGACTTTTTCGCTCCACTTACCTTCACCAGCCATAGATTGTAAAGCCGAGATAAGCCCATTCAATTCAGAATTAAGCCCATGGATACCTCCTGCAGCTTTATCACCGTAACGTTTATCTAACTGATCAGCTAATTTTGGAAGTAAGTCGGAAGCAACGACGCTGCCTGTTTGAAGCAGCTTATTTAACTCTTGTTCCGTTACCCCCATAGCTTTTGCCGCAAGCGAGAACGCCCCCGGTAAACGCTCAGATAACTGTCCACGTAATTCTTCGGCCTGAACATTTCCTTTACTAATCATCTGCTGGATAGCAAGGAGCGCTCCACTCATCTGATCCGAACTAAGGTGTAGAACAGCCCCAGCCTTCGCAACTGAACGGAATATCTTTTCTGACTTATCTAAATCAAAGTTTGATGCACGTGCGGCAGCAGAAAACGAACGGTAAGAATCAGCTAACGCGAAGTATTCTATACCCAAATCACTAGCTAATTGCTTAAGCTCAGCAAGTTTGTTGTTGGCATCCCCTTCAGAACCTAAAATATAGGTTAAAGGCGTTTTAATTGACTGGAATTTCAATGTTGATTGAAACACATATTGCAAGGCTGCTCCGGCAGAGAGGTAAGATGTAGCGAAACTCAATAGATCAGAAGCCGCGCCTTTAATTTCCTGCCTGTAATTACCGACGTTACGCCCGTGGTTACCCATTGTCGCGTCGAACTGCTTTAGGCGATCATTTAGCTCGTTGTATTCTTTAATCTTTGCTCTTAAGGCAGGAGTTTGACTACTAAAGCCGCCGGTTGTATTCCTGATTTCATTGCCTAATGCAGTAAGTCGCTGCTGAGCCTCTTTATAAGATCCGTTTGTCGCTGTCTGGACTGTCCTAGCTTGTGCAGTGGCGAGCCTTAATGCGGTCAACTCAGCCCTTAATCGATCAGCTTCAGTCCTGTATGTTTGTTGGCTTACGCGCCCTTGTTCGAATTGATTACGGAGATTTTGTTGCTCCTGCTTTAACCTTTGTGTTTCAAGCCTTGAGTCGCGCAAAGATTGCTGCATTCTGAGTTGCGCCTCACGATAGGCATTCACACCTTGAGTGTTGGATGCTGGAACTGCACCTGTTGCTGTTGCGGCGCTAGACTGTATTTTAAGGTCTTTTAAAATTTTCCTAAGTTCCTCAGCGTTCCTTTGGACCTCGGATATATCTAATCCAGCCTTGAATGAAAGAGAGCCGTTCCCATTTACTTTACCCATTAGTACGTTTTCTTATGTTTGTAAACCACTTTAACCTGACCACTTGACTTGACCACTGCATTGCCGTACACATTGACTGTAACCCTGCCAATGCCGGTATTACTTACCTCTACGCGCGCTGAGTCGAATACATCAACCTGAACGAATGCGGAGCCTTGTACGCTTATGTTGGCCTGTGAGGTATGCTTGACGTAGATCTCAGATGCACTGAATCCTTTGCACTGCACTTGCGCCTTGCAGGATTCAAGCAGGACCAGAAAACCCTTATCCGTAATGGTCAGATCGGGAATGGTAGAACCAATGTAGATGCCATGCCGTTCCAGTTCATCACCACCGTACTTAGCAAGGTCGGCAGAAGAGGGGAAATCCTCAGATAGGGAGAAATCAATATGCTGCTTGTACAGGTTCAGTAGATCATCAACACTGTCAGCAGATATAACCCCGGTAATACCGGGATCACACATGCCGCTTGGTGCATGGTCTAAAATGTACGTTTTAAGAATTGGGTCCATGACCCAAAGTTACCTGTGTGGTTGGTGGGAATGGGGGATAGGGGCTTACGTTGAGGTAGGAGTAAGGAGGGGGTTACCTGTCAAGAGCCTTGTAAATCTGGTCCGTAACCCATGCGGTTAAATAGGCTTGTGGCTCATCATTATGAGGATCCAAAATAATATGACACTTGATGTAAATAGAGTTGACCAAATGGACTACTTCGTGCGCTATAAGGTCATGATCGATGTTAGGTCTAATGAATAAATTATGGTATGTTTTTCCATTTGAAATGGATTCACAAACAAATGCACCGAAAGAATTAAGATCTTTACCCTCGTTGCTTACCTTTAGTTTCTTAGTGGCTTTTATGAAGTTCTTAGCGACTACAATTCTAAGGCACCCAAAATATATAGGTATGTCAACTTCAATTACCTTCATTGCTTTCATTAAACAGCAATCAATCTAGCACCGTTAACCTGATCACGGATCATTCTTTTTTCTGTACTGTCTTTGCAGGTGATAGTTATACAATTACGGTATACTTCATACCGATTGTCACTCAGGTTATTCTTGCACCACTGAAGTAGCTCAGGGTAATTGTCGATGTGTAATTTTGTCATAGCTCGTTTTATGTTAATCCTGCTAAGCAGGGGTTTGGTTAATCATTCGTCGGGGTCTTCGTCGCTGATCGATATTATATCGTATTCTTCACAATTGATACGAACTGTTCGCCTATCTAAAAAATTAACTTCGTTGTACCATGTGCCCAGTCTGATTTCTAAGTCGTCAGGTAACTGCCTTAATGCCTCTTGTAATTCTAAATTTGTCATGATTTTCCGTTTAGTATGTTTTCCGCATCCTTAATTAGCTTTAATCCAGGTCTTCTATATAAGTTGAACCACGATACAAAAAGACCTTTGTAGTGTTTATCTATTTTCTTTTTAGACATCCTCCCTTTTGGCGGGTTTGCCTCTTGGTATTCACTCCATTCCATGACGCTAGCCCTCAGGTTGGTTAGATTCGTAAAACTTGTTTGTTAAGTTGTCAAAGGTCTTACCGTTTTCGGTCATGATATAGTACTGATCACCGTTGTAGAGCGGATAGATGTCGTGACCATTATTATAATGGACGAATCCATAAACCTTATCGACCTCTGTCGATCCGTCAAACTCTTTTAAAGCTTCCTTGAAATCAGCCGGTGTGTATATGAAATGGCTTAACCTGTAAAAATCACCTATTTGTAGGTTTTCTTGCCCAAAGGAGTTGGGACTAATTTTTCTTAAAATGAACATGGTGTATGTGTTTATATATGATGTAAATATAGTAAAAATATTAACGATAACAAATTCGTAGTAAGAATTTTTAAAATACTTCCCAAATATCCTTAACCTCGACCTTTTCTTTACCCGACTCACCCTGCTCATCGCTATCATACCCCGGAATAACAGCCATGTACAAAACGAAGTTATCCCAACTAAGGCCCCACTGCACAAAACCAAGTGTCCACCCATAATGTTTGGATGCACTAGCAAATACTGAATGTAGGAGGCTATCTACTCGCTCCTGTCTACCGGACTTGTCTCTTTTTTGATGATCGTTACTGATCCCTTTATTAAGACAATAGTGTTGAAAAAAGACTCCATGTTAACGTTCTCTAAAACGAAGTATGCGGCCTTGTACAAATCAATGGCATCAGCGTTATCCCTTAGGAATTCGATCAAAGCAGGATTCGGCTCATGCTTGTTGTTTTGGATCCCGGCGGCTACGGTGTATAGAACGTCATCCATGTGACTAACAATTAGTGGCAGGTAAACCGCCTCTTTCGTGCCTCCATCCAGCTTGTTGGGCATACGAACAGCTACGCCTGCAATACGGGCCATATTAGCGGCTTTACAGGGATAGATTGTGAATGTGCGCTCCGTCTGCAACGGCTTGCGCTTGATCCATGCCCATAGGCTGCGTTTGGGCTCTGCAATAGCCACCGTAAAGCTATACTTCTCCTTTTCCAGGAACGTATCGACTGAGGCGCTGATTATTTGATCTTCTGTCATGTAGTGTGTTTGGGTAATTTTTAACCCCTCACAAATGCAAGGGGTTAAGGTTTTACTTTTTAGTGTTTGCCTTGCGCAGTGTCACCGGCTCAGGATCGGGGAGGACGTCTACTTTATGCAGTTCTATCAACTCAGGATCTACTTTTTGTATCTCTTTAACCCGTTCCTGACTGAACTCTACAAGGTCGCCAGGATGTCTTTCATCACCTGTCTTAAGGTCTGTGAAAAACTGTTTGACTTTGTACGTCTCCATTAGGCGGCAGTTGAGTTGATAACTGTACCATCAGCAGCAACAATTTTTTTGCTGTAAATGAAATCCTCCGTTTCTCCAGCAGGGCGGTAGCCTTTAAGAGTTGCGGTAAGCACTTTGCTTTGTGCATTGTCTTTGGTAATTGCGCCATCAGAAGTTGTTTGAACTTCCGTGTTAAAGTAGGTGTAAACCAATTTACGACCTTCAACAGGACGCGAGGTTAGACGAAAGGCAAGGTTTGCAATTTTTTTTCTAGCCTTAAAAGCCATTTCAGAGGTTGCAGCTGTCCATTTAACATTATACAATTCCTGCAACAATGTTGGGTTTTGATCCAACACGCTAAAAATTAGCTGATCACCTTCGGCTGGGGAATAAGTACTGAATGCCGCAACGTCACTATCTTCCTCGAACACATCATTTTTAGTTTGTGTGCCTTCTACATGACTTACAGAACCCATAGTGATGTGTTCGATCTTTTTCCAGTTCGCATCGGTAACTACTCCAAGAGCTGATGCAGGAGCGTATTCAATGGTTTCAACTCCGCTTAATATTGTTTTTGCCATGATAAAAATATTTGGCCCTTATGGGCGGTTAAATGTTTTGATAATTGTTTTGTAGTGCCCGGTAAACTACCCGGATGTTGTAAAAATTGCTACCATCACTGTCTTTCACGATCACCCCGCCATCTTCAACGTAGCAATGAAACGCGTCTTTCCACTGCGTATCTAGGTAGCTTGTTACGATCTTACCAACCCTTCTAAGGTTTGCTTGATCTGCAAGGCCACTCGATAGGTTCGGCCAGTAAACCGCTACGTTCACCCGCGCCACTTGATCCTGGTTGTTAGTAACTGACGAACAATTAACCACAATATCGGAAATCGTCTGCCTGCCCGTTGGCTTCTCTGTTTGCCAAATGCTGCCAGTAAGTAAACCCGTCACGGCAGGGATATTCAGTAGGTTCCGAACGTCCAGTGTTACATCAATTGCGTCTTTCATATTAGCCCTGCCCGTTGAATAGTAGTGAGGTTAATTCAGTATCGAAGTGATCAGATGATCCGGAGATTACATCATATCCTTTGGCTTCAACGTAGTAGGCATATTCCATCCCTGCAACGCAGATCAAAGCAATACCCTGGTCAAACTCATTGGAGGTTGCGATTTGCCTAGCATACGCATCGCCGGTGACAGATCCTTCCGGAGCACCTTGGAGTGTCGGAAAATAGGATTCAATCACTTTTCCATCACGCATCAGCAGGTAACCGATTGAACTACGCAGGTTCCAGGTAATGTTTCCAAATGATCCGTCTGCAGCTTTTGTCTTGCTTCGCGCCCTTTCAACGAACTGCAATCCAGCCTTTCTGTACTTCTCCATCAGGCTATCCAGCCATTGATCTGTTTGCTCCTGTACGAAGCGATCTAAGGCGGCTAGGTCGAACTCAGCTTTAATACTTATCATACCTCAATCCTTGAACTAAGTGAGGCAGGGTAGACCTGCTTAACTGGACCATTGAATACCACACCACTATCGCGGTTATCGGTTACTGTGATCTCCTGACCAACACTAGGTAATTCCAACCCATCGTCTATCCGAATACGCCCAATCTGCAAACTTTCCGTACTATCCTGGTTCCTGAATACCTTACTTCCTCCTAAATGGAATCGGCAGGGCATAGTTACCGTAACGCCCGGAGTTCCTTCAGTCGGTAATCCGTCAGCATCCTGACCGGGAGGGGTGCCACCTGTGGTAAAAGATAGGGTGTGAGGTCTGAACAGTTTCATTATACATACAATCGTTTAACTGTTGGCCTACCGGCTGCAAACGGATCAATTAATCCCCACCTGCGCATGATAGCGGAATATATACCCTTGATGTCAGCAGTATACTTAACTGATACATCATCCTCGCGTTTCTCGGACACATAAATAGCAGATAAAAGAAGCTCTGCATAGGTCAAATCAACAGGCCTGCCGTGGTCTGCATAAACATACTCGGCTGATCCGTCTAGTCCTGCTTCAAGTAGATATAGGTCTAATTCCTTATCGGTTAGTAACAGGTTCTTTGTTTTGATTGCAAAGGCTTCTTTTATCGTCATATCTTTATTGTGCTTTGATCAGCCCTTTTTCTACCAGTTCAGCTAAACGATCCTTTGGAAGTTCGCTTACATCTGCACCCACCTGGTGGATCAGATCAAAGTTGTCTTTGTCGCGGAACTCTTGAACAACCAGATAACTTTTACCTGGTTGTTTGTCTTTAGCTTCCTGTTTCATTAGGCTTGAACGGTTGTTGAATCAATTAGGTAAACCGCCTCACTTACGATTGGCACAACACGAGCCTGTGAGCTTGTGAATTCCCCTAATGATGGTTTGTTCTGACGGTATTTAGATACCAGGATCTTGCCATCAACCAACTCGTAAGTTACTCCTGCTACAGGGTGGTTTTGCTCAGCAAGTTTGGCATATGTAAGCGTACCTACAATTTCACCACCCAAGCCAACAACAGCACCTGCAGCCCATGGCTTAACCGGAGTTTTGATACCATTCTTTTCGAAGATCACAGTACGATCCACAACATCGAACACATATCCGTATTCCTGACTAACAGCCTCATTCAAGCGTGCCTTGTTCGGAGTTGGTTTAGTTGTTCCAAAGTTTCCGATATACATAGCATACAAATCTTTGGCTTCATTGCTCTTAGCGATGTTCGCAAACGTTGCAGGATCAATCATCACCTTAGTGATCATATTACCATCTAGGCTTGCTTTAGCTAAAATCTTAGTTGCAATGTCAGTTAGTGGAGTGGATGTAACATCGCTCCAAAGTTTCGATACACCAAACTTGTTTTCAGCAGGGTATTTATAATCTACCCGGATTCCTGTACCAACGTTATTAGCGTCAACCAGGGCAACACCCGTAGATAAGCCCTGCAAGAACTCAGCTTCGTTTTCTTCATAGATACCACCAATTACTTTCGGGGTATCTGCAAACAATTTTTGGTTAATGACAGCATCTTGACCGCCGGTAGCGATAAGCGTATCAATGTCCTGCATTTGCTGCTCGTTCAACTTCAGCTCCATACCTTTCTTAGGAATGTCACCGGATGCTTTAGAAAGCGAATCGCGGGTTTTTAATGGCAATGGTGAATCTAAGGCAACCACATCGGCAGCAACCAAAGTTCCATTGATGGTGATTGAATCCCATTTACCAGAAACGGAGAATTCATCACGCAACATGGTTTTGTGTCTGTACGTTAATGCGTTTTCAGATCCGTTAAGTTTTTCAATAACACCGTGGGAAACGGGCTTGAATAACTTATCTACGTATTGTTTATAAATTGATGTTTCCATATTAATCTGCTAAAAAGGTGATTAAAGGCAATGCTGCTGATACCGCTGACTGAATTGTAGCCATTGGAAAAGGTGCGGCTGCCGGGTTTACACTTCCTCTGACCATTATTCCAGCAAAAGGTCTGGATGTTAATACCGAACTAACAAGGATGCCAGCGTATGTGTGATCGGCGGGTAGAGCTGCATAAGCCGTTGCGCCTGCATTTACAGGCATTGGCTTATATTCGCCAGCTGAACTTTTGATGATTACATGACCCGCGTTAATAACTTCGGGGGTATATCCGGTTACGTCTAAGGTTCGGCCACCTCTGATTGCTTCAAAGTTATCTCTGATTACAATCGAATCGTTGCCTACTGATAGAGAAACAGAATCGTTTGTTAAATTAGCTACTGCCATTTTCTGTTTACATTATAGTTTTTAATACTGTTGCAGCTTCCTCTTTGGTCGCTTCCTTTACTGCTGCCGGTTTCCCAGCACTACCTGTAGGTCTGTCTGATTGGAACGATGGAGCAACGAACTCTTTAGCATCCTCGGATACTTCGGATAGATATTCATTGAACTGATCCTCATTGTCAAACTTCATCCTTCCGAATGCCTTTAGAGTTGCTGCCTTGAACTTCGGGTCAGACTCTTTCAGGTTTTCTTCCAGTTTGGACTTCCAGGTGTTTACAACTTTTTCGCCTTTGATGGTTGCGATCTCACCTCTCAGCTCCTGTAGGATTGCAAGCAATGCAGGATCAGTAGTTGGCGCTGGATCAGCAGGCGTTTCAGTTGGTTTGGCAGACTCAACAGGTTTAGGTTTAGTTACCACCTTATTTACACTTCGGTTTATAGCGGACTGCATCAAGGATGCTTGCGGCATAAACGAGTCGATAGCGGTGTTAATTTCTTCCTCAGTTGATTCTTCCGTGAGATTATTAGCCAACAGATCAGCAATACTCTCTAAAGTTTCTTGGTCGAACCCCTTACTGGCCATTTTGGGTTTCAACAACGGCAAAAGTTTTTGTTTCATAGTGCGAATACCCCTTTATTGGGTTATTACTACGAAAATACCTGTATGCTTTGGGGTGGTAAAGTGAGCGCGTTTACTTGGGTAGGGTGGTAAGTGAGGGGGAGGATTGGGTATAAAAAAGCCCGACTTGTTAGGTCAGGCTGCGTGGGTGGGTGAGAGGGGTATCGTTACTTTGTAAATGCCTTTCGTAACAATTCAAATTGGTATTCCGGTGTGTATCCATTATTAATGCCTATTATTAGTTGATCTACAAGATGATCTATACTTGTGCCTTGTTGCGCTAGAGCTTCGGTCATCATCTCGTTGTATTCGTCATCAGTCATCCAGCTATCCTTCTTAAATGTTTCCCGCATGAATGATGTAAGTTTTTGCCGTAGTTCTTCCCTGTTTATATCCATACTGCTAAATTAGTTATTTCCTGTGTGTCACGTAAAACTCGATGAAGTCTGGAGCATCATCAATCCAATTGCCTGTCATGTTTGGAAATATCACCCAAAACATGCCGGATTTAAGTAGGGAGTTGTATTCTTGTTGCATTACTTATGGCTGCATTGCAAATGGTGAAAAGAGACTAGAGTCATGCGGCATCGCCCACACGGATGGGGTATTGATAAAAACATCCTTGTACACAATCGGAATAGGGACGTTCTTTTTCGTGTAAAATGGTCTGGCATACATTTTACCTTTGTTTTTGAATATTATTGTCTTTTCCGCTGGAGCGTACTCAATCTTGGAAATGCCATGTATTATCATATTTTATGCTTTAAATCGTCCAGGTAAAATATAACCCATAGTAACAGGGCGCAAATCATTCCTATGCCTATAAGTATCGTATCCCCAAAGTCAAGGAATAGGTGTATTATCTCTAGCATACCGGTTACGGCTGCACCAAATCCCATCAATAGGAGGGTTGTAATTCGTCTTTCGCTCATAATCAATACGTGCTTAACATCATGTTAGTAGCCATCACAGACGCGTCCTGTTCAGCTTGCGCCACACTATCCGTTGAATCTGTCAGCTTCCTTACTCGATCCGTACTGTAGTAGGTCGTATCTATTTGCTTGCTACCTCTATGCAGCCCCGTTACATAGGCAGTTTTGATCATAACCCACATAACCAGGGCGGCTAGAATACAGGGCAGGATTAATGGTAGGTGCTTTTTCATGCCGCTTGCTCTCCTTCCTGGGCAATCTCTATGCGGTCAGATACCAATACCCGATCCTCTTTATTCAAGTGATTGATGTAGTTGATAACCTTTGTGCGTTTAGCTGCAGTAAGCCCACATGCGAGGTACAATACCTTTTCAATCTCATCAGCCTCAATCTCGGTCAGTTCTTTCACTTGAATATTATCAAGCAAGCGGTCTGTTACCTTTTGTACATCATGGGCTGCATCGATAAGCCTGTCTACTTTGCGCTTGTAGGCACGCTCAATCTTGACCTTTGAATTGAAGTGCTCTGCTAATCCAATAGCGTATTGAAGCACATTCTTTGTCGTTATATTTGTTCCGGCTATAAAGTGGAACACGTGTTCTGTTCTTTGCATGGCGTGTGGCGTTTATTTACTTTCTTATTGAATCCTAGGGTTTATATTTTCCAGCCTAACCATAACCGTCAGTTGTACATGACAGAACCCTCCACGGAACATTGGCGTATCTGCATTAATGAAAATGCTATCCGAAATAATATTTGGAATGGGTGTCCCGTCCGGCATGCATATTTGATAATGTTCACCTCCATCTGCTTTAATCAGAGAAACGGTTTTTAGGTCTTTGATTTTTGTTGCCATGGTGGTTAGGGTTGGAGCCTGTCAATAGTAAGTTGAATATCGTTTTGGCACTCTCTTAGAAAATCGATCAGTCTGAATTTATCTGCATTTTCTAGGGATATGAGCTTTGAAATATCTACTCTCTTTAATTCAAAGGTCATATCAGGCTTTTTCTGATTATCAACTCCTTTGATGTAGTATTGCTTTTTGATCTGTGTCATATCTGGTTATTTACGTTTAATGGATTCAATCTCAACAGCCTCTAGTGACTCTAAATACTTTGGAAACTCCTTTACAGACTTCACAAATGGTATACAGCCCTTAAACCTGCACATGATATGTTTTTGCTCAATTGCAAGGATGCGCAATTCTCGACCACCTCTATTTATGTATGGGTGATCCTTACATTTAAATCGTTGGTCTTTGTAGTATTCGGTCATATCTGGTTATATGTTAGGCTCTGGTAAGACCACTTCCATGAAGTGAGTTATGTATAAAGACTTAGAAAAATCTAATGCTTGATTTTTAGTATATGAACCTCCAAACCATTTTGTGCCTTTTGCATTAGAGTTATAAAGGAAAAACCACGAGTCATTATTTGCGCCTTCCAACTTATCAATAGCAAGTAACTTCGGTTTAAACTGATCTGCGTAATCATCAAACGCCTCAATAATCTGCTCATCTAGTAAATTGTCTATAACGGTTCGCAGTGGATAAGCTGCGCAACCATCTGTTAATATTTCGTATGGAGTTTTTATCATCGTTGATTATTTTACTTAGTCGTTCCGTAATAGTGATCTACCGGGATACCGGATTTTTCTTCGTTCTTCATGATGAGCATGATGTTGAATACAACCGATGATAGGTGGTCCTCGTCTTGCTCAATCCCAGCATTGAGGTTCAACTCATACTTTGCTAGATGCCTGTGTAAACTCTCCAGTGCCGTTTCAGTATCTTGGCCTAGCTTCCAGTTGCCCTTATTGTACTTACGAGCCCCGGCCCTCAGTAAATAGCCGAAACGCAAACGTAAGTAAGGATCCAGGTGATTAACTAACGGCTTATCATCATCGTTATCCCGAACTGAACCGGATTCAAACGTGCGGTGCTCTAACACCTTGCCTGATCCATGACTGTCTCGTGCAAATCCTGGCAGATCTTGTAATCCTATCGGGGGGCTTGATGGATCAATTATCTTCCCGCTGATCGTAATGGGCTGATCCTCCCCATGCACATTAGCAAGAAACCGATCAGCGGCTAGGTCAAACTCCGGATCAATGGTTGTTACTCGGATGGGCTTACCCAATCCTTGGTTTTCGTTTCTACTTGACATCCTGCATCCCCTCCGCGAACATCACGACAATAGAAGCAAATACACAGATCACAAACCATACGACTAGGCACGCTGATGAATCACCGTTCCATAATCTGGTATTGAAGCCGCAAAACATGGACCCAACCAAATATCCTAAAGTGAATAGGACTCCAAATGCAATAGCACCTCTCGTGTACCTTTTCATACCCCTTGTTCACCGTTAACATCGGCCATGTTGTATTCATGCTCATTAAACCGGATCCCCTGCAGCTTTGCTAGGTGCTTTGCGATCTTTTCGCCAGCCATTAATCCGACTTCTTTGTCCAACTCCTTAAACAGGGTTATAGACTCATTCTGCTGCTCTTTAAGCAACTTTATATCTCTTTGTAGTAGTGTTTCTTTGGTCATTATGGTAGTTGTGTTGTTATAGGGGTTGGTTAAACGAAATTCGCTACGTTGTTTGTAATGATGTAATGTGACTTACATTCAAATTGATAGTTTCCTATAGATGGCTGTAAGGATATTTTCCCTTCGTTATCGGTCAGTATCCATCCGTATTCATTTAGTGGTGTTATTGTTTCCTCCCCGCAACCACATAGGCACATATGTGCTGCTGTTTTATAGTGCTTGCTGATATACAAAACCTTTTGTTCCATTTCAGTTAAATCAGGGATAGATTCAACATACATGGGTTTAATGGTTATTTTTTTAAGTGTTTTCATTATAACTTTTCTATATCTAATTAATTAAAGGTAGCTGTAGCTCCAACCACAGTTCTCACACCAATCAGTGTATGTGGAACTTTTAATGTCTGGATTGTCGCAGCAATTATCGTTGTCGGTTTCTTCTTCGTCGTAATCATCCATATATGTAAATGCTTTAAGCCGCTTCATTTACGGTTACTTTGTGTTCAAATTCGTCTACCTCTGTGGCTGTCATACACGCCCAGATCATTGCGATCAGGCTGATTGCTGTTAGGCTGATGGTGATTAGCGCTAATGTTCCCATATACTTGAATGTTAGGTTACTCGTTCAGGTGGCGCTTTGGTAACAAATTAGCGTGAGTCGCCACAACCCACGCTAACATCCTTGAAAACTACCCTTGCGGGGTGTGATGCCTGTCTCGTTGGATTCCCGGTGAGATCAGGACTTGAATAACATTCTATGTCGGGATTCTAACCCTGTATCTCCACGGCCTCATGCCCCGGCGAGTAATCCTATTCTCCTATCATAGTTCAAACAACATTCATTTTTTCATCCTTATCCGTAGCTTTAGGAATCCAAATACTCAATTAAAGTTGTTTCATTTGCACACGCTTAAGGTATCGAACCTTACTCAGTCGGGTTTGGAATCCAACTCGCCTTGCCTTGGAACATTAGCGTGCATTTTGTTCATTTAACAAGCGCACACCATCCGATGTACGCTCTAACCAAATATAAATCACCAATGAACGGGTAAATTATTTAACGTTTATTCTATAATTATGCGTTATAGGGTATTTGTTCTATCAAAAAGAAACAGCCCTATGTAGTAACCGTTCCTGTATGCTACTGGGCCATTCCCCTTTTGCTTATGCTAATATAACACTAATTATTAAAGATAACAAAAACGTAGTAAAAAAAGTGAAAAAAGTTATGCAACTGATAGGGTTGGGGAGGATTTTGATTGGGCGGCTTGTTTTGCTGCAGCATCTAACCTGGCTAGTTCCTCTTTAAGATCTTCTCCAGCGATACCCACCATTTCAACTGCTTTTTCAATACTCAACAATCCGGCACTATACAGCTTCACCGCATTATCATACGTCTCAGTGTCATTGCTCGGCATGTATTGTGTGAATTTTACCGATACATCAACGTCACGAACTGAAATAAGCCTTTTGCATATAGTAGCCATTGCATAAAGCAAGAAGTTGATCCTTCTTTGGTAGGACATACCCCAAGATCCCGTTTGTCTACCCATAGCCTTTAACGTGGTTGGCAGGAAAAGAAGCTTCAAGGTAATACCCGGAATATTCGCTCCAAATCCTGCAGCATCATCGAACGACAGCTGAGGTGTCGCACTTCCTGAGTAAATGCCCTTCAATAAGTTCTCTCTTTCAAACCGCACAGACTCCGGCGCCGATGCAGATTCGACCACGCTCATAGACGATCCTTGTTCTAGCTCAAAAATTTTCCCTGCATCACCTCGCTTTCCAAAATCAATAACCTGTCCGGTAATTGCAAGAATAGGGCTACCAAGCGCATCGTTTGTGGACGCCAATGAGCTATCAGTTATCTCAAGCCTGTCAATACGTGGCTGTTGATCCTCCCATTCTGTTTTTGATTGCTGGTGAACAATGAAATTTGCCTTACCATATTCAATAGGTATTTCACTTTCAAGTACCCATCCTCCGGCAGCCTGTCCGAACGTTTGTATCTTTTCAGAAGTGAATATATCGAATTTCTTTTGCTCCTTATTGTCATCATCAATAGTGATATACTCTCGGCCTAATGCGATCATTTTGCCAATGTTATTCTTGACCGGATACAGTAGGTCCCCGGTTTCAGGAGATAGAACGACCAGACGCATCTTAAACGGATCACAGCCTTTGATATCTTTCCAGATGTTTTTATCTTCCTCCCTATACCATATCTCAGCTACTATTTTGTGGATCATCACAAGGCGCAATATCTCTCGATCTTGGTACGCCATTTTATTGTCTTTGAATGTAGTCTTGAGCATCTCAAAAATGGTCTGCTCGTCTTTGGTAGGTTCTTGTGGAGTCAGTATCGGCTCAGCAGGAATGGCTGCGCAGGTGTTAACCGCCCAATCAACTATTTCCTTTTGGAGCACAGATGATATCCGGGGGACCTTTTCGTATTCACGTCTTAACTTCTGCTCTCCGGTGTCAGTCGTATCGTTCTGACCATTCTCATCTTTTACAGGCAGCCATACTTCACGATCCTTATACTGCGCCTTATCAAAGATAGCGTGGTTTTCCGGTTCATATTGAAGCGCATCCTTTCCGCTATCATAGCGAACAGCGGTTATCCTAGAAATAAGTTTAGCTGGATCAGACTCGGCAAGCTGTAATAACGTGTTGTACTCCATGCTAACAAAAATAACCAATGACTTTGCGGTCTATTGGTTATGGTGTTTACTTAGAGTACTAGGTAAGCTAATCGGTGTACATGAATGTATATCCCTTGCCCCCGTTTTTGGTTTCGCCCTTTAGACACCTTTGAATACCACGGACATTAATTCCTAATTGTCTGCTGCATTCGTGTATAGATGGATACGTTACGTTTGTTTGAACACAAATAACAGACTTTGACCGATGTAAGTTGCTTGTTTTCATTCTTTCAAGTGTTTCCTTGTTTGCAATCCTACCTAAACACCTAGTATTTCCCTTTGCTTTTTCTCCAATCTTTGCCCTAGTCCCAGCAGGGTGGGATATGCCTGTGTTCCATGGAGCCTTTCCTTTTTTCGCAGCACTCATCTTCGCTCTTGATTCTGCGGAAACAACTTTTCCTTTATTACCATCGCTTATTTTCTTTTTCAGTTCATCAGACAATGAACCAGAACGCTGTTCATACCCAGTGAATTTACAGTTAAGACCTTTCGGACCACATGCATGATACAAGTCCTGATAATACCTCTCCATCTTGTTTAAATCTGACTGATCGCATTCGGCAATTACTTCGAACTTGTGCTTACCAGGCCCGTACTTTTTAAGTGAATTGTATATCTTAGGTTGCTCATCGCAATCTAGACTTTTGTATTTAATAAACCTATTCCTTACCCGAACAGTCTGCCCGATGTACACGCGCTTAGTAGGCGAAGTAATCTTGTAAATGAATCCTATCTGCATAAAAATAATAAACCCTCGACTTCCTTTTCAGCCTTCGAACTCTGTACTTGGATAATCAAGGGTAATGAATGTTTTAACTCGGTTTAGTTTCGAAGGCTACCGAAACACTAAGATAACCATAAATATTAACGATAACAAATTCGTAGTAGGAAATATCAATAAAACATCCGGGTTCGCCAAGCGTTATATCCCCCATGGACCACCAAATAATAGATATTGACTACGACGGTCAGCCGCTGCACATTACCGCCCTTATCCGAGAGGAAGGAGATAACCTGGTGTATGACTGCTATACGGGTAACGTTCTGCTTGGAACTGTTGTTCCTACCACTGGAGATTACGTAGATGTCGAATGGACCGGAATCGGCATGCCCTGGCGCTTGGTTAAGCTGATCGGGGAAGCAATTGAAAGGCAGGACTGGTGAACGATATTATCAGACAGCTCACCTACGGTGATCAGACCAAAACTCTGCGGCTATACATGCCGGCTGGCGGTGGCGGATCCTGGTATGTCTCAATTGATAAATTTCACTATGGTCAGGTTATCTGGCAGGGCGATAAATGGACCGCCCATGTGCATGAGGAACTTGAAACAATGGATATCGCCTTGATTGAAGACATGATCACTGAGGTAATGCCAGAGGGGCCTTATGGGTAGCTTGAACGCATATGTTACTACGGCAATCCGAATAAGGGCTATAGATCCGTTTCTTTGTGGCTGCTATAGTCTCTAACTTAACCGTAAAACCTTCGTTGGTTAGCTGCGTAAACTCCTTTTCTGATGCTTTATCCAGATAATCAACATGACACGCTTTAACATAGCCAGCGCATCTTTTGCATACCGCCACCTTTGATACTTTTCCTTTTGTTTCCATTGTTAAACGAAGTTTGCTACGTTTTTAGTTATGATGTAATGCGACTTACAAGCAAATTGATAGTTACCAACAGAACCGATAAACGATACCGTTCCGTTGTTTTCCTCGACAAGTTTCCAGTTTGTATTTGGAAATAATTCGTAATTCAATGGCATAACCACTGTTCCGCCACACCCACATAGACATACATGCTCGGAAATTTTTCGTTCTTTACTAATGTATACTTCGTTTTGTTTCCTGAAAGTTGGCAGTTGATCCACAAACACAGGCTTAATCGTTACTTGTTTTATTGTCTTCATAAAATTATTATAAAATAAATTACCACTTATTCACTCCCCCGTCACATACTTGTTCCGAGAGCGTAGCTGATTGGATTGCACCGGTCAGTTTAGGGGATGACTTAGCCAGACATCTCCTTTTTTATTGCTTGGGTGGAGCGGGTAATGGCATCCAATGGGTGATCCTTGTTTCTGGTTGAGCATATCCGTAGCCATACCAAGTGTTATTCTTCTCAAGAACGCATGAGTAAAGCAATACTCCGCCCTTGATTGCCGCTTGCACATACTGCCCAATTTCCGGAAGTCTCTCGCTTACCGGCACCCACTCCGGCTTTAGTTGCTCCTGCGCGGCTTTGAATCCGGCCATAAAACTACCAAAGTTATCCCCTGCGGTATTATCGTTGTTGCTCCACTTGTGTCCGTTTTCATTAAATACATACTCGTGCGCAAGATCTCCGATCATTTCTTCTGTTATCTCTTTCATATCATTGTTTAATTAAAATTAAACGTGGCTCGTTGATCGCATTAGCTTGCATAAGGGATGCAAAGGATGAAACAGCCGTTTTCTTGATGTAGCATGACAATGTATAGTCATAGAAAAATGCACCTTTATAATCTTCCACCAATTCAGCCGCCTGTTCCTCGGTCAACTCGGCAGATATTCCAAGAGGTTTCCAGTTGCCTGGGGGTAATACAGGGCTAAACACGCAAGCGTAGTCCGGTACGCCTAAAAGCATAGCTATGTGTTTCCCGCCTTCCACTTGGTTATCTTCTATGTTGAAACTGTGTGCATCCTCCGGCACCTAGCGACCTTTTCAGCCTTAAATGTCTCGATCATCACTGGCCACACCTTATCCCAGAAGTGCTTGAATCCTGGTTCCACATCTGTTAACAAATCCGGCCCACAATCATACAACTGAGATAAGTGTTCCATATTGAAGCATTGCACTGCAAACGCATCCTTGGAGTTATAGTCGGTAAGTTCTGATATTTCTTCGCGCATTGTTTTTGCCATTTCCGTGTCTATGCTACGATCTGCCAGCTGACGTTTAACTTCATCTCTTAGATGCTTGATAGTGGCTTCCAGATCAAACCAATCATTGGCGCCGAACTTATTTGCGGCATACCCTTGATCAATCTTGCATAAGAAATCTTTAAACGGCATTCCACAGCATCCCCAATAGTTTGACCAGTTGCCGAAGTCGGAAGCTATGCTGATACGGCCGGCTTCATCTCCTTGGTCGATTGTGATGTCAGCCCAATACATGCCGGATGGATGTCTTAAGCGGTATAATTCAACTGTGCTTTTTGTTACTGTGTATGGTTTATTTTCCATCTTTCTTTCTGGTTACGCCTTTACGGCTTTGGTTAGTAAATGTTGGTGCTGGTGGATGTTGCCGATGACTTCTATGCTATCATACCTGTATACAATTCCCCCCGAATACGCGTCACTATCATTAGATAGCATCCACATCCCTTCTTTCATTTCGACAGCGCCGATCTCATCAACAAGGGAGAAGTCTTTTTCATCAAATATATCGTGAACATCTTTAATGATACCTCGGACAATATCCCCCTCATAGATCTCAACTCCGTTCTTATCTTTCAGTCCTGTGAATTGAAGTGGAACAACATCCGCTAAGGATGCCCATCTGTATTCTCCAGTTGCGCTTGGGATGTATAAGGCGTTACCGTTTCCAACTATTGCATTGTGAGGCATGGACTTTCCGTCCCACACTTTAAACTTAATTTCTCTATTCATTCTCTTTACGTGTTATAGCATTTTCGGCTGGTTAATACTGGTTATTTGTTTAGGGCGGATATGAGGGCGTCGGCTTGATTAACGGCCAACATAGCGATAGTGTCAGGAGCCTGAGAAATCACTCCGTGCTCAGTCATAGCGCCTTTGTGTAGCATCCCCTGCATGGCAATAGCTGCAAAGTGCGCTCTAATGCTTAAACCAAATGTTTGAATTGTGCTGCCATCTGCAAACTTTTGAAAAGTTGATTGTGCAGGTTCAGATCCATCGATCTTACCTTTAGGGAGCTCGTATTCGAATGTGCTCATAAAAATACTGTTTAAAAGACAAAGCATCCAGAAGTTTGGCTGTGGTAGATGCCGCCCTCCTGAATGCTCTAAAATTCGTTATGATCGCTACCACACGACCTTGTAGATCAAACATACGCAATTATTAACTATATTAAAAACGTAGTAAGATTTATTTACATTTTGTCGGGATTGGCCCTGCACGGGCGATTACCGCACCATCGAGAATGCGCGGAAGTTGGCTACTTGATAATAGATAATCTACGAAAATCCGAGCGTTTATTCTTGTTGGTAAAGGCCAGGTATTCCTTATTGAATGCAGACACGATGAAGTCTTTCAGGGTATCGGTAAGGTGGCCGTTCTTTTCGTAAGTCAGCTTATCAATAGTAGGATGTTTAACTCGAACCTTTAAAACCCCTCCATTCTCATTTGTCTTAGTTTCTATGTAGTCGTTGATTGAGGTTTTGCAGTGCTCTGCTATCTCGATTCTCAATCCAGGTATTTCACCTGCAAGGATGGCATTAACAAAGTCAGCAATGGTTGATACCACCGGCGCATTATTCAGCATGCAGTCCTCTATTCTGAATCCCTCGTTTGATATGCCCTCGGTAAATAAGGCAAAGAAGGACTTTTTATTATCATCGATATTGTTGCGATTTTTGGTAGACCTATCTCCGTAAACCTTAACACGCTGATTATAGTTTATACCTTTCAACCATTCACCAACATTCTTGCCCGCTTTTGTCCCGGTATTAATCGGATCCTCTGCATGTAGCTCATGGACCTGTCTAATGATCTTATTCATTCCATCAGGTATGATCTGCCAAATGGAAACAGCCACATATGGGTAAACGTTGCTATCCAACGACACACAGATCATTTTATCTACCTCCCATGTTAGAGGGCGTACGTGATCACTTAACTCAAACTTACCTAAGAACTCACCACCTGTTTTTAATTGAACATCCCAATCTCCCTCGACATAAACTAAAAATTCATATGTATTTAAGTTTTCCCTCAATGACGGAAGGTAATCAGGTTGAGCTGCAAGCAAAGGGAGGTTGTCGTGTATACGCGACTGGATATAATGCCATGACTTTTTAAGTGCACCTTGTTTCCAAGGCGTATAAACCATTTCTTTCACCCATCCTTGTGTTGGGTTGCAAGTGCCTACAACTATGGGCTTAGGCTGTATTTTAAGCCCTGGCACAACATATGATCCGGCACGTTCAAATGCCTTAAATAAAGTAACCTGTTGGCATTCGTTTATTTCCTCAAATCCAAAACCATTTACCTCAAGCCCTTTCCATCGATCCAGGTTCTTATCCTGAGCATAGTTTTCAGGATAGAAAATGATCTGCGAACCATTAATGAAAGTTACGGTATGCGTTTCGTTATTGTGCTTAGCTATGAAGTGTGTTGGCTTGATCTTATCCCATGAAGGGTAAAGGTTCCTTTTAATCGTTGGTAGGTCCTTACGGACCAGAGCCCATCTGCTACCCGGGAACACACGGCAAAGGATAAGGAATAGAGCAAGCAATGAAAACGTCTTACCGCCCCGAATGGCACCCCCAAAAAGGACAAAGGAATACTCTCCGCTTAATACAGCATTAATGAACTCTTCCTGCTTAGGGAATGGCTCAAATAAGACCTGTCTGTTTTGCGGTACATTAGAACTCAACTTCTTTACCGTTAATGATTATAACCTGCTTAGGCACTTCAACTGCCTTTTGGCTATTGTCTTTCTCGAATAAGCCCAAGTGCTTAGATAAAGCCTCCAATGCCCTTAATTTGTCGAATACTTTAACCTCTTTGTTTTCACCAACCATCTCGCCTTGAGCGTAAACTTCAAAGGTTTTAATACCAGATACCGCTCCTGCTTCAAAATCGCTTAATTCACCAGGCCGCTTCAAAGCTCCGTTTTCGGTATAAATATTTCTTATGTCAAAGAAAGCTATCTTAGAGTACTCCTCTAAAACTCTTTTCTGGCTTATTCCGGTGGCTTCTAAGCGACTTTTATTCAATTCTGATAGTCTGAGTTGGATGTCAGGTTTTGTAAGGTTCTCAGCGCCTAATGATCGCGCCGTAGTCTCGGAATATCCAGCCCTTATCGCTGCTTGTGTGGCGTTAAGATCAATCAGGTATTCCTGGCAAAACTTCTCTTGTTTGTCGGTTAAGTTTGCCATTACTTCCGATCCTCCATTAAACCACCAATAAAAGAAGTGATCTCTTTAAGGCATGAACTATCGAACAAGGTATCTTGCGCTGGATGAAAGGTATATCTTCTCCATGGAGCATACCATTTGACATTGCCAAGAAAAGCATCATTACATTCAGCGGAAAAAACCTTAGTCTTTCCTGTATCGTGAGTTTCTGTGAACTGTATGTGCGCTCCCATCTTACGCTAACTCCATTTTATACTGTGAATCATTCCTGTTCAGAGACAGCGGTTTAAACCTTTCGACGATTACCATCACCTTTTCCCTAAACTCCCTACGTACCCCGTTGTTAAATGGTTTCATCCAACTTTCCAGCTGCCCTTTGTAATGATTACACATTTCGCTGTTCGTGAATCCTAAAAACTTCGCTAGTTCGTCACGCACTCCTGGAGGCAATTTGCCTGCCGCCTTATCGTCAAGATGTAGAAAGGATAGGGGCTGATAAATTTGATAGATTGCAGCGATCATGTAATCTCTTTTTGTTTCCGCGCTTACGTCAGGGTAAACTGTTTCGATATCGTTAAAAATGACGCTAACATATTTTGGTTCGTTCGCCATCCTCTGAAAATTACTCAGATGCTTCTCCGCTTCAACTGGATCAACCACGCACAACACTCTACCAAGAATCTCGAATTTAGTCATACTCGTGCTTATTTCGTTTGGGGTGTGGCGTACCACAAATGTAAGAATTATTAATGATAATAAAAACGTAGTAAGAAAAAATAAATTTTTAGGCTGCTTTGCGTTGTGTAGACTTGCTCCCAGGCAACCAGATATCACCTGACTCAGCCCACTTGAATATTTCCAGTCTGCGCTTGGTTATGTAATTGCCTTTGCCGTCTGTGAATGTGTCGAGGGTCTGCATCGCTTTGCTTGCGGGTCCGGCTGATTCGGATTCCATTAGTTTCCACGTGGCTGCTGGTCCGGAGAACGTAGTGGATAGGTATTCGCCGTTGGATTTGATTATTGAGTTCATTTCGCGGCCCTCGACTCAAATGCGGTGAAGCCTAAATCATTAAGCCTCTTGATCATGTATCGCTGTAGTGGCTTCAGAGTATCTGTTTTTTCTTTGCTCTCAATGAATAGGGGATCTTCTCCTTTCTTTAAACAAAGCAGGTCAGGTATCCCCGGTTTATTGGTTTTTATTAGGTTCAAAACGAGATAACCTTTCTTTGTGTACTCTTTTATTAGTTTGGTTTGATGTTTACTGGCCATAATGATAATCCTTTCTAAAGTTGCTCAGGGTATAGTCTCGCTTACCCATCACACAGTCATAAATTTTCCGCTCTATTCCTCCGACTGAAAATATCCAGTAGATATCGTTTGACTTCCTTTCCATTGTAGTTAGTCGGTCCCGGCTTTGCCAGTATGATGTTGCGCTGAAATCGATGTTAAAGTAAACCAAGCAATCTGCATTTTTCAGGCTTATTCCTTCCCTGCCAGAGATAATTTGTAATGCAATATGTTTTCCAGTAGAATTAAATTCCTCAAGGTCATTTGTAAGATCATCTCCAAAAACGCTTTTAAGAGCATCATACTCAGCAATGAACTTGTAGAAAATACCTACCTTTTTACCTTTGAATTTCTCTTTAATGAATACAGCTTTGCTGTTGTCAAGTACCATTCTTTTACCGCTTTCAAACTTAATACTGCCGGAGTACAGCTGATGTATTTTCTGCTGCAGTTTAACACCTGTATCAGCCAAGATAACCTCTCCTTTACCTTCAACAACCAGATCTCTTTGCAGCCGCTTAATAAGCGAGTATGTTGATGGAAGCATTGGGCATTCGAGTATATGCTCATTGATAACGCTGGTAAATCCAGCCTCAGCCTGCGTGTAAGGCAAAAACAGATGTTTGGCGTGCTCATCTATCATTTTTTTATTTGCGTGGCTGTAATCCTTGCAAATGCCGTAAGAAACATATTTGTCTTTTACAGTAACAAAATCTTTGGCCCACTTATAAAAGTTCGAATATTTCGCAAAAGGGCTTTTTTCCGATACCCATAGCTGATGGTATATCTGGCTGTATGATTCCGGGGTAGGGGTGCCAGATAAAAATACAATAGGCAGTTTTTTAAACCTTGCTTTAAAATCCTTAGCCATCTTACCAGGTTTTGGGTATGCCCCGAATCGGTGAGCCTCATCCTGAATAATTAGATCGAAGTCATTATCAAGCACCTTGTGTAGACTTTCATTGTTTGCCACCTGCAATTCAAACGTAAATCCAAACTGCGAGTAATCATCCTGGATAGATCCGATTGCCTTTACTTTGGTTAGGAATAAAACTTTCTTAGCCTGGTAAAGATTTGCGATCTGCAAAGCCGTGGCAGTCTTGCCACATCTCACCTCCATTGCTAGGTAAACAATGCCGTGCTTTATTAAAATTTCGGTTCCTTTTTCTGCATTCTCGATTTGGTAGTTCCTTAATGTTTTCATGCTTGACTGCTGTGTAACCACGTGTAACCCTATGTTACATAAAAGTGTAACCCTGTTTTCTTGTTAAATCGGCCTTTATTTATGCCTGTGCTATGTTTTACTACAAATGAAGTGTAACCGTTACACTAAAAATATTTTTTATAATTAATTTACTTATTGAAGTCAACACGGAAGCTGTAGAACACATTTATTTTCTATTTACTAAGAACAAGTGTAACGGTTACACTTTTAGGTCTTAAAACAGGTCTTTTTCGCCCTTTAATGCTTAATTAAGCCGTTTTCAATGGTGACACTTTTTCACTGTGACCGTTACACTTTTTGATGAACTCGTATACAGTTTTTCTAGATATACCTAATACTTCAGCTACTTCAGTTTTATTCAACTTAGAATTTCGCTTATAAAGGACCTGAAAAACTTCAAATGCACTTTTACCTTCATTAAACTTGACTTGTCGCTTGATGGTGCTTATTTCTGAGCTAGATACCTTGATCTTTTTAGCCATTAAAATGAAGTAGTCCGATAGTTTTTCAGCGGCCAAAATTGATTCTTTGCTAATGGTATTGAAGTCCGCAACAGTTCCACTCTTACTGAATACACTAAACGTGTTTATTAAGGCAGCAAACCTAGGGATGTAGGATTTTTGCTTAGGCAGCATAGACTTCATGTATTCATTTTCTTCATCGCTGTTCTGCATAGCAGTGACCTTATTGAAAATCCTTATCCATTCCGTTTTTGCATCCGGACTGTATTTCGCTATTAGCGGCACAATGTTGTCGTCTGCATCATACTTGACCAGGTGCCTGCGTATGTTATCGTAAAAGGCAACCATGTAGTCGGAATACCATGTTATAATCTCATCATCCATTTCATCATCGTTGTACTCATCAACCATAAGGTCGGGGAGACAGAAAAGCATACGATCAAGAAACCCGCTGTCTTTATTTTCATCGGTATAAAACTGGTCCATGATCCCCGGCTGAATACCTCCTAGTACCGGTATAAATGGCTTATCTACAAACGATGATTTTGCACTTTTTCTATTTAATGAAATAGACGTACCATTCCAGGACATCAACCAGGATTCTAGGTCGGATCCGGAACGGTATTTATTCATATCCTTAAACCATCCTGCGAGTTCATCTTTAAAAACACCAACTGAATTTTTATTTTCCTCATGCAAATCAACCAGGGCCTCAAAGGTTATATCATTAGCAATGAACTGACTTTTCTTCGGCTTTTTAATTTCCTCAGTATTCAACCGTTCCTTTTTATCCAACTCCATGAAAGCTTCGTATTTCTCATACTGCTTGACGTACTTCTTTTGCTCCCGGTTATTAATCTCCATGAGCGGAGAAACGATATTTTGAATAGATGGAGTTTTACCTATACCCGCTTTTCCTAACACACTTATCCAGACAACTGCTGGCTCTTTCCAGCCTGGCTTAACTTGAATCTTTATGGAATTGCCCATAATAACAGATATCATCCATAGCATACTGCAGCCCATGTAATCAATAGAACTATCAAGTGTCTCATTACATTTCCTTATGTAGTTCTGAATTTCCAAAGGGAAAACCTCAATCGGAAAATCTATGTCTTGAATTTCTTCCGGAATCTCAGTATTTAACTCCTTAATCTTTTTAACAACCCTAGAACCGAAACCCTGTTGGTACAGTTCTTTTGCGGATTTACTGAAATCTCCGTTATGGTTTTTGTAAGTGTATGCCGCAAAAGGGCTAATAAGTTTTTCGCTTGGGTATAGTGTACCAGTAGTAAATAGATACATGCATCCGGTATCTTTGTATATGTATCCGCTGTGTGCAGACTCGGCACCAGATCGTTTGATAATTAGCTTATCGGTCAAGTTTCTCACAATAGAAAAATCGCTTGACAGAATATCCATCATAGTCGTTTTTTGATTGTAATCATCCCATACGCTAATATCTATACTAATTTCAGAGGCATCTTCTTTTTCTGATTCAGGCTTTACTTCAATTACTATAGGTTCAATTTCACCGACGTAGTTGTAGTATTTACAAATGCCGAACAGTACTTCTCGATCCATTTCAGATATCTCCTGAATGTCAGTGTAGGATTTTTTCGATACTTGATTTTCGTAAATAAAAACATAACCGCCAACGCCTCTGGTTTCGATAATAGCCTGGTCATGCCCCTTTAGTTTTGCTATTTTCTCATTTCCACCGATTACCTTGCACTTGTAAATGATGTGGTATCCGTTATTTACGGTCTTATAAATGACGAACTTGGAATCGAAGTCATCAATATTATCTTTAAGGAAAGAGGTAAATTCATTCCAAAAATCTTGCTGAAGTTTAAGTGATGGTAAAATTTTAAGGTCAATATCAATAACCTCAATACCATTGAAGCCCGTAACTATGCCTATGCCGTTTGTTGGTGGTATTTCTGTTCCATCTTTCCTTATTATTCCCCCTGAGTAGTTATAATCTTTTTCAAAATCAGATTTAGGATAAGCCTCAGTCTGTCTTTTTTTCCAGGGAAAGTTAGGCACCTTATTATCGCCTACGCATAATAGAGATAATCCTGAATCTAGTAATTTCTTGCACTTTCCTAAATCTGTTTTCATGAGATGGAATTAATAAAATATATTGAAACTGATGGTTTTTAAGCCAGCATTGAAATGTGCCTGCATGTAAATAGGCATGAACTCGTTGAAATCAAAGAACCCCTTATCCATTAGGTGAATGATCCAATCTGGCTCATTAAATCGTTCTTTCTGTATATGGTAATAATCATCATACACAATGTCTCCATTAAGACTTGCGGTCCATTTACCTATGGTTAACGATCGCTTTGATGGCGAATCTGGTAGATATCCCCACTTTGGGTGTACGCCTGATCTGAGTGAGTTCAGCGCATCAGTTAGATCATTGCTTTTCTTAATTGACATGTTGTTTGATCTTTAATTGCGTCTCCTTGTACTTTTACCGGAAAATATCGTTAGCATCATTATGTCGTAAATAATACTTGTTGTTCCTTCACCTGAATAATCTACTTCATTTAAAATGTCGTCACACCAGTATCTAAAGTACAGGGTTGGGGCTCCTTTATAGAAATCAAGAAATAGAAAGTCGGTGTAGTCGTAAATACCTAAGAAGGCAAACTTATTTAACACAAATTGATTGTGCACTGTGCATTCCCCTGTCTTAGATTCGTATCCTGACATGTTAAACCGGTAGTGCTTAGACAAATCTTGCTCACCTTCCGGTAATAGGGATCTTCTAATAAAATCAAATGTTTCTGTTTTTGATAAACCTTTTAGTTGATCGATATCCATGATGTTTAATATTTACAATACACAAAACAGTATTACCCACACCACATATTTTTATGGGTTGACGGCCTGACAATCGCGAATGCGAAGGTTTGAATCTATGTGGTGAGGATGATACTTAAATTTTTTAGCGACCGTCAAACCGCTTTACAAGTATAATCATTTTTTATTAACAATAATAAAAACGTAGTAAAAATAATCGCTTAAAGTTTTACCAAGGCTACTTTCTTTCGGAAATCACGATCCGTTTCCATTAGATCCCTGTATGTTTCCCTGGCATATATCACGGTTGAATGATCACGGTTAAACATGCGTCCAACCTCCTTTAGGCCTATATTCCTGAATGATTGAAGTATCAGTCCTATGGCTATATGCCGAGCCTCTACGATCTCTCTTTTTCGGGAGGGGCTTACGATCTGATCCCGCGTGATATCAGTTACGGCACATACAGCAATAATTATGTCCTCTGGTGTTGTACTGTTAGAATTTTGGCGAAATAGTCGCCTGCTATTTTCAGGTAGTCCGGCGTAGATTGAATGTGTCATATACTTACCTTATCTTAATTGGTGCAACCTTATACTTCTCCCTAACCTCCTGCTCTGTCCTTTTCGATGGATCATAAAGCACATGCATTCTGCGCTCAGGTATGTACAGTTTAACGAGTTTGGATTCATCCACTTTCCTGGTAGGCAATACGCGCTCTTGTTTACCTATCTTAATCGGATCCAGCTTGTGTTTTGGTTTGGCGGCGCGCGGAAGGGGAGTGGGCAACTTGGCGGCTTTGGGAGCACGTGGTTTCTTTGGTATAGCCTTCTTTTCTGCACGCGCTTTTGAGCGATCAGCCTTTGGAATGTATGGCAGTCCGGCGGCTTCACGTTTTTCTTTGTGCAGCCTAATCCGGTTTTCTCTCATCCGGGCAAGTATTTTTTCTTTTACCTCAGGCGGTCTTGAATGATAGTATTCTTTCTTGTTTGTCGGCATATCTTCATTTTTAGCGGCTTTACGCCTATCCCGGTTCATCTTGTTTATGTGTTCTTTAATCTGATCAGGAGTCATCTTACTTCGGTCTGCGCGTGGTTTAGCTGGCGGTAATCCTTGCAACTCGCGCTGAAACTGATAGTAAACCTGTGAGTTCAATTTTCTCCTTTTAGCCTGTTCTTGCTTTATCTGCTCCGGTGTCATTCCGGTGGTGTCAAATCTTATTTTTCCTGGCATGGTATTGCATTTCGATTATGTATAATTTTAGTTCCATCATACGCCCTGCGCACTTGGGATGGTGGATATCGTTTAAAGCCCATCAGTTTACCTATAATCAGATCGCCGAGTACTTGTGCCACCTGGATGCGTGCGCCTGTTATACGGCTTGTTATGATGGTGAATAGGGGGAGTTGCATTATTCTAACCCTACAACTTTAAAGTGAATACCACATAAACCACACTTAACAACCTCGTATACCTGATCATCTGGGGTCTTTTGGAATTGCGATTCTGATTTACATTCAGGACAATTACATGAAACATAACATACTAAATAACCTTTTACATCTTTCATAATTTTATATCATAACCTTGTGTGAACAGGGCGGGAATCGAACCCGCGTAGCGACGTGTCTCATTGTAACCCACTGTGTTGCTAGTCCTCTGTATCATCGATTCATTCTTTCAACAACGCCTTTCTAGTTTCGAATAGCCAATACCTTTAGCTACCTGTTCAATTTATTGCCCTAGCGGCACCAAGTATTTTTCTTACCCCCATTGATTTGCCATAGCCTCCGCTATACCCGTAAAAGTAGCCGATCTTATTTTCCACCTGTCGGGTCCCGGGGAAGCAAGCCAAATGTCCTGAGTGCGTTCTTCCTTGGGGACTATCTTAGTCGGCTCTAACTTAGGTAAGCCTTTTAACCATAAACAAGTTCGCTTGCTGGTGGTGTGTCCAAATTCCCACGGCTGAATAGTTTGCGCGTAATCTGGTAAATTAGCGTGCTTATGAGGAATAGGGTTTTCAATACACATCTTTGTAACCCCGGTATAGTTGTAGAACAGGTTGAAGAACTCCGTTGCCTCCTTTAGGTTATCCCACCTTTCCTGGTTTTTACTGCCATCCGTATTATACAACCATCTTACACCGCTGTTGCTCATGTATGTACATGGAGGATGTGCAATAATTAAATCCCATTTACGGTTTTCAAGCATATACCTAACATCACCCATATAGTGCGGTCCGGGCTTATCTGTTGGTAATAAATCACAGCTTACGGAATTATGTCCTTTAGCTATAAACGCATCCCTGACGGCCCCGCTGTATTCGCAGGCAACTAAAACATTCATAAAAATCTTATTTGTGTGAGAAGTAAAACCGGACTGCCCGGCACCTGAAAACCCCGACTACTTGCATAGTCAGGGGCGGGTATTTGTGTGTGTTGTAGGCTAGAAGGGGAGATCTCCCGATCCTTCGTCTAATGGAGTAATGGGCGGTGTAGCTTGATAAGCAGGAGCAGACACATCAACACTTCCAGCCTTAACCGTTGATAATCTCCAAATCACCATACTGTTGAAGTAGCTTGTTTTACCTGTCTTATCGGTCCAAGGTCTTCCACGAAGGTTGAAGGATACCTCTATCTCATCGCCTACCTTGACTGAATCGATAAGCGCTGTCTTATCCTGCATAGCCTCGAACTTGATGTACTCCGGATAAGTAGGGTTTTCAGCGTACTCGATGATGAGGTCCCGCTTTTTAAATGTTTCAGAGACTTGTTGTAGTGCGCCAATTTCATGTACGCGTCCTTTAATTTCCATATGATTATTTATTAAGTGCTTTGTTGATTATTGATTCTGCATCCTCTAAGTCTGCGTTTGTTAGATACCCATCACGCTTATAGCATCGAACAAGGTCGGATAGCATTTCTAATAATGCAGGCGCTTCTGCTATTAATTTTGCATTAGATTCGCTTTGACCCGCGTAACACGTTCTTGCAAGATATATAGGGAATTTTCCGTCCGACCAAATTCTATGTATTGGATTTTCCGGGTCATTATCGTAAGTCCATGGCCCCTGACTATGCTTAAATTCATTCATAATAACGTGTGTTTAAATAATAAAGCCCCGTTTGTTGCGGTAAGTCGTAGGTTACCAGAACGCCCGAGGCAAGTAAGTTAGTTGAATCAGCTACGACCCTGATTTTGAATTGAGTATACTAATATACAACAATTTTATTAACGATACTAAAAACGTCGTAATTATTTTCGCAAATCATACCTTTTCTCCATAATTTCCTCATGTGTTGGTTTAGGTTTTGGGAGATGGTGATGCAGATTGTCTTTGTGGATGAGGGCCCCTGAACGCGTGCAGTACCACCAGGTTCGGCTGCCGGTGCACTGGATGATGTGTCGGGGGAGTAGGGCGAGGGGGTTGGTGCTCATAGCAGGTCTGGATTTTCGTAGATGTTGCCGATTATTTGTATCCACCTTGAATCAAGCGGGTATGACATTACGGACCATTTCCCCAATACCTGTTGATATGTGTGCTCCGCAAACAATGCTTTCTCATTGTTCCATAATACAACATAACCATTGTTAGTTACATCCCCCTCGTATATCTCTTTGCCATTTTTATCGAGAAGCCCTGTAAACTGCATAATAGGCCATTCAGATTGATTAGCAAACAAAGTATATTCACCCTTACCTGTTCCCTTTGCAACATAACCGCATTCATCTTCATCACACATTGTGTGGTTTGTCATTATGTGATGGTGCAATCCAATTTCTTGGTGCATCTTCTTTTGGCTTTCCTGCCATGCTCTAAATTTCAATTCTCTCATAATTCTACGTTAAATAAGGTGGTCTACTAACTTTGAAATAACCCTGATCGGTGTGTGATCTGTATTCAAAGGATTTGTGGAAGTCGTTCGCATCAAGGCAAGTGTTAAACTCCCCGCATAGCCGATCAAATTCATTCATTCCAAATTCAATAAGATCTTCGGTAACTTCATGCACTGAAACGCCAAGGTTACGGTCGACTGCAATTAAGAAGTATGGCAATACCTCACCCTCGGCAATGGTATAAGCGCCGCCCTGCAGGTAATACCCCATATTAATAATGTCGCGCTGAAACTTCTTTGGCTCAGCATCCTGGCAAATCTTAATATCAGCAATTACTTTTCCTCTGGCATCCATGAATCCGATAAAGGAGAGTCCTTTATGATTCCATTCGATTCTAAACTCGCGCTTATCGCATTGATCAAGAACCCATTTAGCAGCGGAGTTGTTAAGTACGGCATTAGCCATATCCTGACCTGCTTTATGGAAGTCGCTGGATATAACAATCATTCCCTCTTGCTCTGCTTTCCACTCTTTATATTTAGTGGTCGACCGTGGTTTAGCGCCGCCGATCTCAGCAATAATAAGGGCATCGGTAGTGTATCGCTCATCGAAATGCTCCGGTTCCAATATCAAGCAGTGAACAATAGATCCCAACAGCATAGCATCAGTTTGCTCTTTTGGTGCCAGCTTATAATCAATGAAGCATTTAGGCGATCTCTTGAACTTTGAGATCGCGGTATAGGATAGCTTGGTTTTACCGGACTTAATGTCTAGGATAAGCTGAACCGTATATTGCTCCCTTGTTAAAGGAACCTGAACAGTTTCCTGCTCAGGTTGTTCGGTTAGTGTTTCCATGATTATTGTCCTCCTGTAGCTTTAGCAATAGCCTCTTTGCAGTATCTGTAGAAAACCTCGTCCCGATGGCCCATCTGTTCCATCCCGTCACCTTCATAACCAGACACAACAGTTTTGCATGCCTCAAGCAAGTCCGGCGCTGCAGCGATCAATAAAGAGTCCTCCTTTTTGGCTACGGATTCGGCTATAAGATAGCCCCCGTAATAATCAACAGCGGTATGCCCTGTGCTTTCTTGAAAGCCATCTCCACAATCAGTAACAACCACACCATGATTGTTACCTACTTTCCAAGTTCCTTTTGAGTGTTCCATAACTACGCTGCTTGTTCGGTCTTAGTGAACGATGCTTTCATGTCTGCAACCAGGTCTTTAAACTCTACCTGCTTTTCTTTTGGCATCTTTTTGTACTTCTCCTTTAACTCATCCACGCTTCCGCATTCACGAAGTTCGGCTTCGTAGTCAAGCTGAACAACTGTCAATTCCTCATGGTGCGTATCAACTGTTTCAGGGATATCACTTGGCATTTCGTCAGCAGTGTAAGGCATTCCAGCGAGTTCATCCGAGAAGCATAACCGGAAAGCCTGGGAGATAGCAACTTTTTTAGTCATGAATGAAGCCTTTTGCCAGAATTGAGTTGGCTTACCTTCGCGCGTTTTCTGAACGCATTCAGTGTAAAGAGCCTCCCATATGAACGGATGCGATCGGTCTTTCCTGTAAATGGTAACGGTTGCTTTAAGGTCACCACCCTCAACACTACCGCTTGTTGTAGCTGACCATCCATCTAATTGACCGCTACGCTCAGCACGTTTGATGTAAACCTCATATCCGGTAATGATACTCATGGTATCGCCATACTTAGACACGTGCAATTCTCGTTTAAATGGATTGAGTCCAAATGCCTTTGCAATTTGCAGGTACGTACTCTTTTCGCCCTCGGTCAACTTTTTAGTTAAACCTAAGTTGTCAAGATATCCGATCAGTTCTGTATCTCCAACTTGAGTAGACACTTGATTGTTGCTGGTTGTTGCTAATTCTGTTTTCATGGTTCTTTAATTATTTGTGAAACTCTTTTAATTGCTTTGTTAATTATTCCCAATCCCTCTTTTACATCTTCGCCCATTTGCTTGGCTTCTGTATTCTCAAAGTCCGGAATTGGAATGTCTTTGATGGACTTGTAGAGGTTGTTGAACTTATCTTTGTCACTTTCAGATAAGCCCTCGACGCTATCCATTCACCCCCTTGTTCCGTATCACCTCCAATTCCTCCGCGCTTCTTTTCGCTATCTCGCTGATCGAAGGGTTAGTATCTAGCCATAGTCTGTACATGAGTAGCTGGTAATCTAGTTGTGTGCTGGTCATTACAAGCCTCCCCATTTGTATGCGCAAGCAATTAGTGCTAATATGCTCAGGACCGAAAAAACGATCTGAACAACCGGTCTCGGTTTCTTTTTCAAGTATGGCTCAGGCACCTTTTCTTTGAATCTGTTTTCCCATAGCATATTGTACTTTTCTTGGATCTCATCTTGAGTGGGTGTGTTCTGTAGGTTTTCCATAGAGCGTTTTATTTTTTGAAGTAATCGGAGTTAATGAATTCATCTATATCGGCACGTTTAAATAAGAGTGTACCGGCTCTTTTGCTGCATCCTAAATGATGCTTATGTGTCATTACCCAATTGCGCGACTTGTTAATGTACTTGCAGACCTGGGCAGTTGTGAGGTATGGTGCAGATTGTGCTTTTCGTTCTGCATTCATTTGGCTGACCTGAGCATGTAGATCGTCTATCTTGCTCAGCATGGACTCCAGCAGGGTGGTAGATACTATTGATACACCTTCCATTACGCGACCTCCTTTCTTCCGTCCCCCTGGATCATCAATTTGATGTTCCATAACTCAAGTTTTGCAGATGAACACCGGAAAATCATATCCATGTTCTCTCTCAAGTTCTTTGGGTTTTTGTCCTCCATTGCCAGGCGTTCGGCGGTGGCAAGCATTTCAAGGCGGTGTTCGATGATATTAAGCTGCATGGTTAAGCTCCTTTCTTTCTTTTACTATGTATTCAAATAGTTCATTTGCTGGAAGACCCGCGATCATGGCCTCCACGTCTTCTGCTTCCCAATATGATGCGATCTCAATAGCCATTTCTTTTGCCGAGTAGTCATCAGCATGAAGTCCGGACCGATTGCTCAGCTCATTCAGCAGGGTACTAGCCTCAATGCTATCAGCTAATTCATTCTCTGTAAAATCAAACTGATATTTATCACCGTTGATTTCAGCAACCTGAATCCCGTCTTTGAAAGAGATTAGGTTTATTGTGGCGGGTTTTGCTAAGTTTGTCATTGTTAAATTCTGTAAGAGGGTTTAATAATTGGGCTCCTGAATTGATTGGTAGTCGGTCAGGAGCCTTTTGTTGTTTTCCAAACTGCCAGGTATAAAGTTCCGTCTGGCTTTTTTCTTGTTTTAGTTTCAAACTCCATTTCAGGGTTTGTGAATTTCAGGACTCTGGTAATCGCGTTCCTTGCGCTCATTCGGTCTTTCCATGGCACCTCATGCGGTAAACCGTTTGCCGTATCCGGTGCGCTTCTTAGAACATCCGGCCATTTCTTTACTGTTAGTAAGACCATATATTATCTTGATTAAGTATTCCGTTTGATGCTGCGATCGATACAAGCATTTTTGTAGAGCTTGCATTTAGTTTTTTGCGGATGTTCTGCAGATGTGTGCCTACTGTCATAGGGGAAAGGAAAAGCTGCTCTGCAATTTCTTTGTCCGAGTAGTGACACATACTCAATATGCTCACCTCTCCGCTGCTGATCTTATTGCCGTTGACACTTGCGAACTTGTTGCATCCAACACCAACATGAGGGCAGGTATTTCTATTCGGGCATTTGTTGTATTCAGTTTCATGAATTCTGCCATCTTCGTCAATATCTGGTGTACCATCCAGGTTAGGAGACATGCATTTAACGTATTGGCCGATAATAGCATCTTGGTCGTCACTTCCAGACAAAGCAACATAAGCAGCCTTGCGCCCAGGTGTAGAACTAATATGATCGATTAGCAAATCCTTTATATGAGCCGGAACCTGATCAACAGAAAGTATCTGTCTGCTGGTTGCGAATAAGGCCTCATCATTATTGACAAACATCTCTGTTCCTTTGCCGCTTAAAATCATTGCTAATCCGTTGTAGTTCATTTTGGTTGTTTTTAGGTATTGTTTATTGGTAAGCAGAACCTATCTTTGGTTTGTGTTTAACAAATGTAATATTCATTTTTGAATAATGCAAGATGTTTCCTCAAAAATGAATAAAAAAATAATTAACGTTCTCACAATCAAAACGATTAATTTAATACAGCATACCTAACCAACTAATGACAGGCAAAGAATTAAAGCAGTTAAGACTTCAAAAAGGAATAACCCAACAAGAGCTCGCATCCAGATCAGATGTCCCCCTGGGAACTATCGGCAGGATTGAGTCTAAAGAGGATGAGCACGTTAAGAAGATCGAGACACTTGAAAAATTATTGTCTGTATTAAATACGGTAACAAATGCGAGGTTTATTGGGAATGTTGATGCCGAATACGGGGAAGATTCAGAAGGAAATACTAAATTTAGAGAAATTAGCCCAGGCAGATATATGATGAGAATTGAATTTGTACCAGAGCGAGCTAGAGCAGGATTCTTATTAGGCTTTAGGGACGCAGAACACCACGAAGAATTGCCGATGCATTCGGTAACAGTAGACTATTACGCAAAAGGAAAATACCTTGCATTTGAAGTAGAGGGAGATAGCATGGATGATGGCAGTAAATATTCAATTCCGAATAAAGCCATTGTAACAGCAAGATTCTTACCTCAAGATCGTTGGTTCCCTAAGTTGCACGTTCATAACTACCCGGATTGGGTATTTGTGCACAAGTATGAAGGAATACTAGTTAAGCAGATAGCGGATCAGGATTTCGAAAAAGGCATAATAACCTTGAGATCTCTCAACCCCGATAAAGTAACCTACCCTGATACTACATACGAGTTGAAGGATATCCAAGCCATTTACAACGTCATTAAACGCGAACTCCCATATTAACTATATATGAAAAAACATTTACTTTCAATAGCACTCCTGGTAGTGACATTAGCTGGATGCAGCAAATCGGACACTAACCAACCTGCCGAGCAACCCTTAGTTCTGACAAATACTGAGTGGGTAGGACCAGGTGAAAAGTATGCAGGCAATGGCCTAACATATTATAAGCAGCTGCATTTTACAAGTGCCACCGATGTAGATCTATACGACTCGTATGAGATCGGAAAGCCTACAGATGATTACACGTCTCACGTTCAGTACAAGATCATTGGAAGCAGTGTTCTGGTCACTGGTATGGGCGGGATGGGATTCAAAGTTAACCAGACCTATACATATAAGGATGGTACGCTATTACTAGACGGTAAGACATACACCAAATACAAATGA